GCTGGCGCACTTGGTCGAGGAAAAGGTGCGGGAGTTGTGCCCCGGCCCGGTGCAAATAACATACTACAATGGCTCAGTCGCGGTCGAACTACTGACTGCCAATAATGGTAGTGTTGGGGGGATGTGGAATTGTGTTAAAAGCGTTTCATCGGAAACAAAATTCTCAGCCTTTGCCACCGCGCTTGTGTGGCTGGCGGAAAGGAAGGGATGATGAAACTCTTAACTGCTGTAGTCGTACTAAGGATGGTGACTGATGGACAAACTTGACTTGTCGCAGTTTGACGGCAGCACGCCGGAGCCGTGGGAGTGGCGAGGATATGTTGGACAGCCCTCGTTGATGTTGCACGCTTATCCGCGGGGATGGCTGGTTGTTATGGACTTCGTAAGGGCTGGAATGCGGGATGCAGCGCCGCGATTTAGAGACGCGAATGACATATTGCACAGGATAGATTCGTGTCCCGGCGTTGATGTTCGGGATACGGACAAGAAAATTAGCTGTGTAACACATCCTGATATGCTGTTAGTGGAACAAGCTCCTACCTTGCTTCGAGAACTGAAAGAGGCGCGGGCGGAGATCGAGCGCATTGAGGCGGAACTCCATGACCACGATGCGACTATGGGTATGGAAATTGTTAAGCTCAGAGCGGAGAATGAACGGCTCAAAGACGCGATAGCGCGGTGGTCTGAGACGGTGCGAGAGAATGATAAGCTTAAAGCGGCTATGGAAGTGGATTGGCAGCAGGAAAAAGTGAGAGACAAGGAGCTATGCCAGACTAACGCCAGGTTCATACAGGCCAGACTGGAGTGCGGTAAACTAAAGGGTGAGATAAGGCGGCTGGAGGGCACCCTTGCTGCAATCACGGAACGAGTATCACAGCGCAAAGTGAACGGGGACACACTAACAGTCACAGCTATTGATCTGGAATTGAGAGGATTGAAATGACTGACCTCACAAAGTGGTGCGAAAGCCAGGAGAACCTGGCGAAGTTTTGGAATCAGTGGGAGTTCAGAGAAGAATTACGCGAGGATGATTGCATAGCTTTATATATCGCAAGCACAAGTGTCTATGCTGGGTATAAACGCTATAAGGATGTTTGGTATGAAAATCCTATGAAAAGAACTCTCCTTGATTTCCTGTTTATCCTGCTCAATATGAAGTGTCCCGGCTGGGAACTGACCGATTTAGAAGATGGCCGCTTTTGCCTCGATACCAATAAGGATAGTCGGATGGAGTATGCCCGCACCTTCCGCGAGGCCGTAGTCGCTGCACTGAAGGGAGATTTGGAATGACTGACCAACTTACGCAATTAGAGGCAGAGATCGAGCAATTAAGAATGGAGAACGCCAAGCTCCGCCAAAACCTGCTGGACATCGGCAACGCACTGGGCCAGCACGTCTCGGAATTGCTGGATATGGAGGGGGCACTGGTGGAGAATGGCGGGGAGGAAACAAAAGAACTGGCACAAGAGATTGAGGCCATCATGGATGCCGAATCTCAGAACATCTCTGGCGATTCTTATCATGCGTTGGCGAACATAGTTATCGCATTGAGAGGGGCGAAGGATGCGTGAAATTTGCGTTACCCTGGGCTGTTACACTGACTCGCTCTCCGTGCAACTTGCCGATACCCGGATAAGCGCAGAAGACCTCTGTCATTATGATAGAGATGCGGAGGCCATAACGCGCCTATATCTACGCGGGTTACTCACGGAACGAGAGCGAGATGCAGCAAGAAGAAGACTGGTTCGGCAAATACAAAAGAGCCTTACTATAGCCGAGAGGCGGGAGTCCGACAATAAGGTGCGCGGTCATCATGTACTCGAAAGCCTTGAATAGAACGTTCGGGAATCTATTACTGGCGTGAAAATACCACCACAAGCGGAGTAACAGACTATCCAATGATATTAAATCAGGAGAGCGAAATATGACTGACCAACTTACGCAGGAAGAGGCAGAGCGGTGCGCTAAGGCATGTGAAGAACAAGCAGATTGGGATAACGGGCATGTGCATTGGATAAACTTTCCAATGGGGCCTCCTCGTGACCCCAACTTCTGGTTCCCGCGATTGTGGGAGCGGAGGAAAGAATTAGAACCGGTAGTGCGAGTAGGTCTCTGGCCCAATAATTCACTTGCCGGGGATTGTATTGATTTCTGCGCCGCCATCGAACTGTTGACGGTAGCAAAATGATAAGGAGGAATGATGACCAGCCCAATGGAAGGCGTTGTCGAATTTGTCCGGGAGAACTTACCCAAGCTTAACCCGTATCAGGAAATCAGGTTGTCATGGAGGCCGGACGGCTATCTTGCCGAGATAGTGGAGAGCGTGAAAGGATGTCCGTTCCCGTCAGGTATCAAGTGGGAGAAGGAGTCACAACAATCACAAACAGAGGAGTAGATTGTGAGGATGATATGTATTGCTTGTCTGCCCTTGCTTCTTATTTGCTTGCCAGCCAGACCTAACGCCGCAGATAACAGAGCGCGAGACGACAAGCGGACAGAGTATGTCATGCGCTATATGGAGGCCGCAGAGAATCTTGATTGGGCTGAAATGCGATGGGTGGCAATCGCAGCGACAAGCCATTGCAGGTATAGATAACCGCAACTTTGCGGATGCTTTAACTTCACCGAGGAGGTAGTATGAAGTTCTTGTGGAGCGTTTTCGTAAGCGGGCTTGACGGGCTGCTTAGCTGGCTGGCTTTTAAGGCTGCTAAAACTCCAAGCGCCACGGATGATTGGGCTGTTGCGCTCATCGAAAAAGTGGCCGACAAGTTTATCCCCGGCAAGGCGACCGCCGATGGCACAGCGTGGGAGGAGTTGCCCGCTCTCTTGACGGGCGACAAGGCCAACGTGGTGCGCAGCGTCACGGCTATCATGTTGAAAGAGATGCTGCTGTCGATTGAGTTCAGGGAGATGGCTAAACTTGATGACATGCAGGCCGATAGGGTGCTGATTGCTGCGCTTACATTCTTGAAGCCAGAGAGTGTCAATGAGCCGGAGGAGATTCAGGCCATCCTCGATGCGATCAAGCCGGAGGATGTAGAGGGCTAAAACTAAAGCCCCGGTTTAGGCCGGGGCTATTTTACTTGGAGGTAAGATGTTGCGCGGATTAATCGTCATGACCTACATACTGTTTCGCTGCGTGTATAGGCGGATTACCGGCTCCTGTTAGGTAGCCACCCTTTGAAGATCGACCAGATGTCATCGAGTGTATCGGCCTTCTCCTGCGTGGTCATCGTACCGTCTTTAAGTCGGCTCATTATATTGGTCAGTACCATACCAATCCTGCCGAGCTTGGCGAATAGCGTAGTGAGAAACGGCACTACAACCAGCGCAAGTACCTGCCAGTTAGTCGTCAGATAATCAACGGCATTCCAAAACATCTCCATTTAAGCCTCCCTTATGTTTGAGTAGGTGTTGCCCGCACGCCGGTCAACATGGACGAAGTTCTTTTTTGTGTATAGGATACGCCCACGGAACAGCCCTTCTGTTTCGGCGTACCATAGCTCAGACGGCAGTCCCGGCACAGTGGTATCAGCAGCCCCTTCATAGGCTGTCGATAAGTGCTTGCTACCGGTAACGCCGCCTACCTTCTCGTTGTGCTCAGGGCACCGTACGCCAGACATAATGACTATCGGTAGCTCGCGGAATGAACCGTTATCCAGTAGTTTACGGTACTTGATGTACTCCTGCTTGGAGTTTATCCGTTCGCGCAGTAGTTCCAGTATCTCCGCCGTCTTGCGAATAGCCTCTACCCACGCTTCTTCAGCCTTGCAACCGCAGCGACAGCGGAACTCGTGGAGCGTAAAGTGCTTGGTCAGCTTCATTTATCGAGCCTCCCTCAGCAGCCGCTCTATTTCTTTAAGCAGGATATTGTTCTCCTGCTGGCGCTCTGCAAAGTTTCCGATCTTGGTCTCGACAATGCTAATGCGTTCGCTTGTGCCTGAATTGATGTACGCCCCAAGTCCTCCGGCGCACAGCAAGGCTATAATCAGGGTAACGAGTAGACCGCGCACGACCTGAACCTCGTCTTTGCTGGCGCGAGTGTTATAGACTTTGTCAAGGGCGTCGGCTGTCTCTTTGTCCATTCAACCTGTCCCTTTGGCCTTTAAGGGTATCAGCAACTGTCATAGAATCCGATGGGGCAACTTCAGCCGCCGCTAATCGTCCGACCAATAACTCGCGTATTGCCAATAGCCTGCCGCGCGTTTCTATCTGCTCTTTGCAAAGGCTGTCAAGAACGGTTGTGAGAGTATCAATCCTTGTGCTATCAGCCTTTGCGCGATACACTGATGTACTGTCGGCCAGTAGCGGCGTGGCTAACAGCATGGCAGACAATATGTACCTTGCCCAGATAGTCATCTCATTTTTTCGCCTCATCGTAAAATATTCTTGCAATTTAAGTATAAAGTCTTTATCTTAAAGCGAACCATTAAAGGAGGTTGCTATGAAAATCGCCGAACCGCTCAAGTTTATTGTAGGCCTGTCTGCTCTTTGCGTCGTCTGGCTGGTTACGACTCCCGTTATTTGGGCGTTAGCCGAGGACGAAGAGACAAACGGGCAACGCCGCGCCATGTCGGGTCATTAATCAACCCCACTGACTTTGGTCGGGCTGGCTACTCCGCTAACTGAAGAGGGGCTGGCTACTCCGGCTACGGAGGCTGGGCCGGTAGCCGTCCCGCCCGAATATGTGACAACCAGTTTAGGCTTATACCCGTCGCCCTTGTCGGACTCATACATCCTTACTCCTGTAATACCCCTACTCCCTATGGCTGGAGTATTTCCCAAGATGTCATAATACTCCTCCCGCAACCCCAGTTTAGTCAATCCGGTATCACTAATAGCCGCGATGCCGCTGGCATTTAAGGCCCAATCATTGTATCCGTCCTGATTGTAACTTCCATAAGCAATAGCCGTGGCAAATAGTGTGGTGCCGAGCGTAGTAAAGTCTGCGGCTACCAAGTCGTTACTGGTAGCGGGATTGCTTGCAACAACATTCACCTTACAATTGGCGCTGATGCCAATGACATCTCTGGCAGAACCTTCCCCATAATTGCTATAAGTTGCGGCGGAAATAGAGGCACCGTCGGGGAGGGCGCTTGTGTCGAACAGATAGATACCCCTGTAAAGCCCTTTCCAAGTCGCGTCATTGGCCTCAAACTGAGTATGCTCCACGGCGATGGTCAAGTTGTCAAATACTTTAGTTCCAGCCCCGGCCCTGATCTGCGCCCAAGTTTCGGTTTGATCGTACCGACCAACTGTGCCGTCTACTGTCGTACTGCCCGTACTTACGTCAGGGTAAAACGTATCACTTGCGGCCACCAGAAGCGGGTAGGTTGCCAACCCCAACTGTTCCGCCGTTACCCGCTCGGTATCCTTATCGATAGCATACTGCCCCAGCTTCAAGGGCCAGCCGGTTGCATTGTGAACAAGGAGGGCCTCGCCACCGGGGTTTGCATTAAAAACCCACCGCTCGTGCAGCCTCCCCTCAATAATGCGTACCCTTCTCTTGCAGACCCCATAGTCGAACTCGATCACATTGTTGTGATAGTTACCATTAAAGGGGTCGGTTGCCAATATAGCGGGGGAGCCAATGATAGGCATTTCTATACCGCCAACATACAACACCGGCTTCCAACTGGATTCCTGTCCCTTGAGTCTGCCCGTGGGCTGGTCGCAGACCGGGGCCACTGTAATTTGCCCATCGTCCCGCACTTCGCCAGTCATCAGGTTGTTGGTGATATACCAATGACCCGCTCCCCGCTCAAAGCCGGGGATAAGCTTACTGCCATCTGGGGCTACCATCGGCAGACCACTGGAAACGATAGTCCGCTGGTCGGTCAGCCGGTTGTGATAGACCTTGGTCGAGACGTGGCCTTTCTGCGCCTTATAGTCCTCAAGAAACTCGACGTAGTCCAGCACCGTCTTCTCGGCCATGCCGTTACGCTTCAGGTGGTTGATCGCCACCGTGTCGGTAATCATACTGCCGGGAGCGGAGACCTTCAATATCGCATCCTGAGCCAGTAATCGCTCCCCGGCAATGCGGTCAGCCACGGTCAGCCCGGCGAACCCTGATAGGGCCAAGCGTATGAAATCGCGTCTCTCCATCGGCTCTCCCTATTTTACCGTAGTGACAAAGTTGGCGTTGAACTGGATACGCCCACTGGCTGAATCGACCGAGACGGCTACCGGCCAAGAGGCCATGCCAGCTACGGTTGGAGCGTACCGGGTTAGTTGTCCACCAGCCACGGTGTCTACGTAAATTTCCCCACGCATTGGCAGTGTCGTCCATCCGGAGGCACGGGCAAATCCGAAGGACATGAACTGTCCGATGGCCCCTGAGTCGGTCGTCTTGTCGATACTCATCGCAGCCGGAGGCCCATTGTAGTCGGCTCCAGTCGTGTCGCCATTACACAGAAACAGGCTGTCGTTGCGCCAGAACACCACGTTGCCGAAGGTCATGGCTGCGCCTGCTATACCGTAGAATGTCATGCCATTGGCGGTGGAGTCAGCCATCCCGTTGACCCGGAGCACCTTATTGCGCGTCGAGTCCCGGTTAGTGTAGGCTACAAGAGAGTCGGCTATGTTGCTGCGTGCCGTGGTTGCCAGAATATACTCATCCAACGAGTCGGCCAGTTCCGCCAGATCGGGGTAATTCCCTATAGAGTCAGCCCACAAGGCCAGTATGCTGTCCCTGACACTGGCTTTAAGCAGATACTCGTCAAGGGAGTCTGTAAGCTCGGCCAGGTCCGGATAGTTGCCAATCGAGTCAGCCCAGACAGCCGTGGCGCTATCCCGCATTTCACCTCGTGCTGTGGCGAGAATCGCCTGAGCGCTGTCACCGGCGATTCCTCCAACTATATCGTCATACGTTGCGATAGAATCATTCCAGACCACGGTTGCGGAGTCGCGCATCTCGCCGCGCATATCTGCCCTGATTGCAGTAGCCGTATCCCCGACAATCTCTGTTATCAGTACGGTATCCGTGCCGGAGATTAGGGTGTCGGCGTTTATTGACAATTGTCGCCAATCGAGTTGCCCGCCGCCTATATAGGTAGGCACATACGAACTGTCCGCTGGTCTCTCATCAGGCAGATACATAACCGAGTCGAGGTCGGCAGCCCACCACAGGTTGTATGTCGTAACATAGCCCTGGCTGAATCCGGGCCTCACCCCCGTAGTCTGTCCTTGTACAGATGCGACCAAGGCAAGGGTCAGGAACAGGGCACCTGTTAAAATTCGCTTCAGCATCTGTTAGCCCTCCTGCACGGTGTAGTTAACCCTGATCGTCCACTTGACAGTCTCGCCAGCAGCACCAGTCACATTGAAGTCGATAGTCTGGTTGGTTGTGTCGGCTTCGACATCTACCGCCCATGATACCGTAGCATCTGAGAACGATGCGACATCCTGTGGCACGCCGACGAGAGCCACGTTGCCAGTACCTACCCTCTTGAACAATGCCGCCAAGTGCCATGAGCCGGTCTTTGTGCCGCTGCTCATGTTACCAGTAATCCATGCCTCAACGCGCACGGTCTGACCCGAAGCCACGGCGACCGATGCTATTGTAGCCTCTGTAGCATCCGTGGTCTGGATTTCGTTTTCGACTGGGGCTTGCTCGCCGAGGCCGGTTGCCCCGGAGGTCACAAACCCGGATTGAAAAAAGCTCATCTTACGGCCTCCTGTTGTGGTTTCATGTTATCCGTTTCTTCCAAAGTCATCGAACCATCCTATAGTGGTTATATCTACCTCGGTATTCCCTTCGTTGCCGCGTATTCTTATCTGTCCAGAGACGTCTGTTCTGACTATCAACTCTCCCCCACCGTATCGCTTGTTGCTGGTAGTAGCAACAATCCCGCCTATCGGCGATGTTCCCGCCCCTTGAGCCGCTTCATCATTCGCATCTGGACTACTGATATACACGTACACGGCATCCGTATTAGAGTCCTGTACAGTAACCCTGATTTGCGCCTGAACTTTAACCCCGGTTGGGACGGACAACGCGGCAAGCTGCGCCGTACTCCCAAGATTCGCAATATCAACATCAAGCGGAGGGTCGAGCCACAGTATCTGATCTCCAAACTGCGAGAAGTTTGTAATATATGGATTGGTGTCTGTATAGAAAGAGCCGATGCGCCTGAATGCACTGTAGCCGGATGCGGTTGCAGCAACCGATGGGCTTGTTGCACTCGACGAGACCATAAAATCACTCGTGCCAGAGGTAGCATTATAGATACCAAAAACGTGATACCAACTATTAGTAGAAAGTGTCAGTCCTGTCTGGAGACATCCCCCACCAGTTCCGGCTGACCACGTTGTTAGCGTCTTTGTAAACGCCGACGTCTGCCTGATATTGACTGTATCAGTTCTGTCGCGGCAAGCGCCAGCCGTTATTCCGAGGGTGGTATTAGCACTACGCGACAACACAAACCCTTGTTTGTAACCGTACGGCAGGGCCGCTGCCCCTGCTGCTATATTTGTAATTTGCGAACCGTCTGCGGCTGGGTACTTGCCCGAACTGTCCAGCATAACAACATTACCAGCAGATGTCCCTGTGTCTTTTGTCGCTGCCGTTCCAAGTCCGAGAGTCGCACGCATGGCCGCTGTCGTCGGGTCGTCGAGCAGTGCCAGTATGTCATCGCTGACCTCCAGCAGAAGCACGCCGTCCATCTCGTCGCCAAGCTGAGTTTCATCGGAGTCCTGCTCGATGATCTTGTACGCTCCGGTGCCGTAGATAGACGCTTCGCCCCTTGTGTCCAGTACAACCGGGTTCGCATTGGCCGTAGTCTTCTCCGGGTCGGAGTACGTATCTTTCAGTGTGCTGGTGCCCGCCTCATAGAAGTAGACATAGCCCCCGCTGTTTACGGTGCCGTCATCCTTCCAGCTTTTGTAGCGAGCGCCCAGTATTGCGAGTGCTCTGTCCGCCATAGTAGTTTTCCTTTATCTTAATGGTGTTCTTTGTGGTCTCGGAGGCCGAGGCGGTTGAGGTCGCTTCGGGGCTGCTGTCGATTGCGATTGGTTGGGGCGTTCCCGCCCGAACTTTTTCTCGTACCCTTTATCAAGCCTATAATCAATAGCTTGCTTGGAAATCCCCTGTTCTTTTGTTTCTGTTGCCCTGCGGTTGTGCTGCGCTACAAGCCGGTTAAGCTCTGCCTTGCCTTTATCGTCCAGTTCATAATAATTCTCGTAACGCTCAAGGATGCTGCCGCGCGATGGAAAACCAGCCAGAGAAGCCTCGACCGCCGCCTGATTGCGCTCGAAATCTTTGGCGTAGCGCTTCTTCTGTGACGGGGATATCTCGCCAGCGGCGGCAGCGCGTTCGAGCGCATCATTAAAATGCTCGACTTCCTTAGCTTCCATTCTACTGGCACCAGATTTATTTAGGGCTTCGTAGATGTAGCCGGTATCTACCCATTCGCTGGACTCGCGCAGCATTTGTCGCACGACAGGAATCTTCTCGGTCTCCGGCAAATCGCCCTCCTTTATAGCCGTAGCGGCGAGATTGATTGTGTTCGTAATGAACCTGCCAAGGCCGCCACCCATCCAATCTGTGAAATGGTCAAGGATTTCTGGGTTGATATCTACGGCCCCGCTGACATCTTCCGTTCCGCCGGTCAGCTTGTTCAGCCAGCCAGTCAGTGCCTTAGACCATACATTTACATTTTTGAAGTGTTGCCTGTGTGACGGAACGTCGGGAGCATAGTCCGCCTGCTCCTTCATGATCGGCCCGCCGTAGAAGTTCTTGTTCTCGGTTATCTGGACGAATGGGTCGAATGCCGTGGGGCTAAGAAACTGTGCAAATGAGCCGCCACCCAATGGGTTGAAGGCGTCGTTGGCTGCCGAGAGCATACGCTTACCGGCTTGTCCGAGCGTTAGGTTGCCGAACGCCACCTCTTCTGCGAGGTTGCCAGCAACCTTAAATACGTTGTAGCCGTACGGCACCTTGACGGCAAGCGTTTTGCCGTTCGGCATCATCCACATCCAGTAGTTGTCTTTATTGAAATCGCTAAACTGATCCCATTCGTCCTCGTCCTGCCAGCGATTTAATAGACTCTGCAAGAAACCGAGCACTACAATGCCGCCCACAATTTTGCGTACGGCGGGATGCTTTATGGCGCGGAAGATGCGGAAACTACCCTGCACACCAGCGTTGGCGAACAGATACAGGCTGTTAATCATTGGCCCGATCTGTCCACGGGTGTTAAAGTTGACCGTCAACTCCTTGGCTGCCTGCGCCGCCTTCTCGGCGGTGAAGCCGTTCTCGATCATCACCTGATAGAATGCGAGTCGAGTTCCCATCTCCACTGCCTCGTTGGCGTTTTCCACTACGCGACCAACGGACTTAATTGCACCAAGAACCTTGCTCGCGTCACCCTCGTTCAGATGGCGCAACTCCTTTTCCACCGTATTCATCATCTCCGGCACACTCTCAAGGTGCATCCAACTCACCTTGCCGCCGACCTCTTTCGCCTGCTCGTAGCGGTCGGCCCACACACCCTTCTTCCCGTGGACATTCTGCCAGATGCCTTTCATGGCTGATGGTAGGTACTTAATCGTTTGCTTTGCCATGCGTAATTGCTGTTCGCCGGATATGTGAACGAGCGCAGTTTGCAAGTCTCGCGAGAAGTTGGTAATCAAGAACTCCGGCGACAGCATGATGTTCACGGCACGCAGGTAGTTGTTAACCTTATTGAAGAAGCTGAAGCTGCGCTCCATTCCAAGGTTTTTCATGCTCTCGGCCAGTGGGATGTCGTGGATAACCACGAGATGGCTCTCGCCGTCAACCCGGACTTCCAATACGTTGTCGTCGTATCGCTTTAGCGGCTCGTAGTATGTTACGTTACCCTCATCGTCCACCTGATTTGGCTGTTCGGGAGCGGGTTCAGTGCGCCACACTGCCGGGTCTGGATTAGCTTCGACCAGTTGCAGAAACGATTGCCGCACGCGGTTCTGTTCGGTACGGGAGATGGCGTCAGTGTAATCGACGAGCGCCTGCACAAACGGGTCGTTCGCCTCCGACTCGCGCCCCTTGGCCTTCTTGACCCCTGTTGCCATCATGCCGGTTTTGCCGACGCCTGGACGCTGCGAGCGGATATCAACACGCCCCTTGAGCGGTACGTAGTTTTTGTACGTTTCGTTCAGCTTATCATAAAATTCCCGTGAGATTAGTCCGCCTTCAAGCCGCATGTCCAGCGCCGACTTGGTAACACTATTATAAAACTCGTCCGCGAACTGCTTGACATTTTGATACTTCTCTTCCATGTCTCTAATGATGGTCGCGGCCTGATTCTCGCTCATGCCGCTGCCGAACTCGTCGTCCTTATCGGCTAATCGCGCCTTCCAGAACTCAGCCTGTCGCTCGTTGCGAGCCTTCTCAATTTTACGGCCTATCGTGGCCGCGCGCCGCTCAGGCGTATGCAACGCTGTCAGATACAACCCAAAATCGTGGTAATGGATACCATCGGCGTTCATGCGGCCCAAGAAGCTATCCTTGCCACGCACCATTCCGTCCATAAACTTGTCAACGCGGTGCGCTGCCCGTCCAACTTCGAGAACTTGCCGCATATTGGCGTCCATCTCGTCCATGATTTCTTCGCCGGTCTGCTTGACGATCTCTTTCTGGACGGTTTGCAGCCTTGCCATATTGTCCTGCACATACCGGCGCAGGTGCTGCAACTTAGTTTCCATCGGCAACTCAAAACGAGTACGCTTGACATCGCCCTGTGTGTCTGTGCCAAGCCCATCTTCCTCGCCTATTACAGCGGCTTCCATCTTAACGAACGCATGTTCGAGCGCGTTTGAATCCTTTGCTCCGTATATCGCAGTCAGATATCGCTTAGCTTCCTCGCGGCTCATGCCACTATTGGGTACGTATTTCTTGGCGTACTCGACGGCCTTCTTGCGCATCTCTTCCAAGTTGTTATCGCCACGGCGGTTGGAGAGGTTAATATCGCCTTGCACAGACTCGCCTTCGCGCTTCCGGCTCCTGAAGCTTAAGCCGCCCGGCGCGCTGGCAATCTGCTCCATCAGGTTTTCGCGCCTGATTTCAAAGCGTTTGACCAAGGCATCGGATGCTGTCTTGCCACCGACTTTGGGCGGATTAGCAAGCCACTGTTCAACCTCGGCCAGTTCTCTCAGCAGGTCGTTCCTGCCGCGCATACGGAACAGCGGCTGCCCCATCAGTACGGACTGGCGCATGGAGGGGGTTATGTCAAGGGAGTGGACGGTGGCTGTGCTTGGTTCGGCCTCTTCGGCCTCCATCGCCTCGGCGAAGCCTTCCCACGGGCGGTCGCTTGGAGTTCCAATGTCCGTCGTCCCAACTTTCCCGCCCCACTTCTTCGCGTACTTGTTGACCATGTTCGGCAGCATCTGGTCGTAGTAACTCTCCATCGCCTCTTTGCGCGGCAGGGAGGTTCCGGCATTTTCCTTCTGCATCCTGTCCCAGATGCGGTCGGTCAACTTGTCCAACTTCTGCTGGTTGCCGGAGATGTTATCGCGTATCACACGGGCAAGGTCTTCCTTGGTGCTTACGTCAACATTGGATACCTCTTTTAGCAGGCCACGGGCGCGAGCCTCTTCCTCGATATTCATGCCGCCAGCTTGGCCTTCGTGCTGGTCTTTGGCTCCTACAGTCCAGCCGTCACCACTGCGTTCCCAGACTATAAGCTCAGAGCCATATCTGTCGTACTGCTGTTCGCCCGTTGTCCACGCGATACGGTCATATCCGCCTTCAGCCGCCATGCGGAGAGCCTTCTTCATGCCGAGCATGGCCCAGCGGTCGGTGCGCTCGACAAAGGGGGCGCGAGGGACTCTTTTGTCAGCAAGACTTGAAGTTCTCGGCTCAGTTTTTACTTTTTCTAAAAGATTGTTCTTATCGGCATCTGAGCCTAACCATTTGCCTTTCTCGTTAAGCAATACCCATCTTGCCCCAATGTATTTACCATCAATGTTATCAACGATCTTCCACCCTGGCGGCAACACCTTTTCATCTTTAAACCCTTGCTCTCGCCCTTTTTGACCCCAGTCTGACTGGACTTCTTCGAGGAAGAAGACCCGCTTGCCATCGATATCTACCCTGTCGTTAACCCGCAGGTGGACAAGAACGTTAGGTTCAGACCAGTGGGAGGCGCGGAACTCGCCTTGGGGTGGCATAATGCGACCCAATAGCGCCATGTCGGTTATTAACGCGCCAGTTGCATCGTAGTATTGGCTCCCGCGCTTCGCGATTCCGGCGGCCAAGGTTTCTCGCTTCACCGGCAGCGTAATCAATATCTCTCTGTAATTTTCCCCGCCGGGAAGCTGGTAGCCCGAAAACTTTGTGTCTTCATCGTCGTATTGCCCCACCTCTTTTCGGTATCTATACATCGCCTCCTGTTGTTCGTATTGGGTCAATTCGGCCCACGGCTTTTCTTCGTTCGCTCCCCCTTCGTCATTCCACCAAGCCTCTACGTCTTCAAGATAAACATTGCCACCCCTTTCCACCACTTCCACCCGAACATTATTTGTCTCCAGCCAGTCAACCACTTCCTGCTTGGCGACTTTGCCAGTATCCTTGGACAACGGGCTGGTCGGGTCGGTAAACAGAAAGCTCCATTGAAGCTCATCTGCCTTGATCTCGCCCTTGTTCGCCCATGCCTGAATCATGTTGCGAAATCCGGGAACGGTACCCATGCCCGGCAGCTTGTCGGTGATAACCTTCTGCATCTGGCTGTACCACTCGGCGTGGGCGGCTTCCTTGCGCAGCATGACATCTATTGCCGGGTCGCCGCTGAACTTTGGCCCTGCCCTGCTCATGTCCCGCGCGAAGTCGAACGCATCCTTCAGCATGACCTCGTACTCGGTGTCACTGAACTTGAGATTCTTGAATCCATGATTGCGCATCCAGTTGCGGAACCAAGCTACGATACGTCTCCATGCATTAGGGGCAACCTCTTCGATAGTCTGGCCTTCGGACTTGTCGGCAAGCCATTCGTCGGCTGCTGACCGCTTTTTCGCGAGTGGCGTTTTCTTACTCTTGTCCTGATCGACACGCGCCTGAATCTCTGGGCCAATCTCTATGTCTCTCGCAAGAAAGTCCCTGAACTCGTTGTAGCCTTCCTCGCCAAGCATCTGCCTGAATCCGTAGTGCGCCACCTCGTGCGGGAAGATAAACTTAAACAGTTCCTTCTCGCTGGTAATGGCATCCCCAAGGAGGACTATTTCGCCAGCCATGTTATTGGCGTACTGGTCGTAGAATGCACTGACGATATTGCCCTCAGCCTGCACCTTCTCCATCTCTTCCCGCTGATAGCCCGTCAAGTCTTCGACAGAGCCGACGACACGGATGTCAATATTGAATCTATCGCGCACGCCTGTCAGTGCCTGCTCAACCTTGAGCACCCCTATACCGGGAACATCATCGGCAGGACGGACTGCGGTCTGAGAGAACTGCAACCTGCCCTCTTCGTCAAGTGCAGCCCCTTCTCCTTCCGGCCCTTCGATAGTAAACCCTGTGCTCGGCTTGGGAGTTACCTCGTATCCGCCCCGTTCGCGTTCCAGTTTGTCAAGGGCCTGCTCGTTGGCAAGCCTCTCTTCTTCCGTGACCTCGCGCTTGGGCGCGGCTGTAGTCTGCGGTGGCTGGACAGCATAGCCATCCTTGTAAGGTACAGCGACATAACCCTCGCCCTTGCGCTCGGCGTATCTCTGGGCTGCCGCTTCGGTCTTAAACGGAGTGGGGCCTTTCGGGCCGGTAGCAAAGAGGAGGTTGGACGTGTCTGTTTCTGGCTGTTCTATCGACACGTCGGCAGCTTGTGTCGATGATGGCGACACGTTCGCAGGGGCGGTGGTCGCTCCGGTAGCCCACAACAAGGAGGCCCACTCGTCGGGTGTCCCAACAAGCGAGTAGTCTCCGGGGTAATTCTTCTTCATGTCTTTCAGGAAGTCGCGCAACTGCTCTTTAGTAAGGGGAGGCCCTGTACGCAAGGCTTTATGACGAACAATGGCCTGTAGCCGTTGCTTGAGAAAATCTGCGCGGGTTAGTTCTGGATTTTGGAATTGCCATATCTGATATTGCTCTTCGATGCTTTCCCTTGTCGCCTTCTCCCCTCCCGGCAAATTTCCACCACGGCGTCCCTTGGCCCCTTTCTCGCCGCGCAAAATACGTGCGTCTGCTTCTTGAATTATACGGAACATGCGCCTGCCGTCAATTGACTCCGCACCTTTCTTTACGCGATCATCACTGGCAACTGTCGCTATAGCTTCGAGATCGGCCATAACGTCAGGAGGCACATTGACACCCTCTGCTGGCTTTTCAACCAGTTGCGCCGTCTCCTGTTTCTGTATCCCAAAGCCACCATCGGTCGGGACAACGGTATACCCAGTGCCCATCTTCTTGGCGCGACGATTGGCAGCAGCTTCAGTCTTGTAGGGTTGGCCGGACTGGGTAAGGGTTGGCGGCTCAACGGCCTGAGCTTCGGCCTGAGTTGTCTCTTGGCCTGCCCTCTGCCTTGCAAGTTCCCGCTCCAAATAATTGATGCGCTGATTCTGCTGCGGGGATAGTTGGTCTGTTTTAGTAGAGCGCAACTGTTCCAACTCGGTACGCATACTGGCGACCGTTCCCATTTCGGGTACATTTGTTCCCAATTCGGGTGCGGTCTCAGCACCATACAACCTCTCTGCCCTCTGTCTCGCATACTTATCAGCGTAAGAGTCGGTATCGTAGCGTTCGGCCACCTCTTGGGCAGAGCCAAGGCGCTCGACATCGGCGTTGATCTGGACTATCTCATCGGCTTCAAGGGCGTAGATTGGTTCCCTGTCGGCCAACTCTTGGGCGATGCGTTCGCGCTCAAGGATGTTGTCCGGGATAACCTGCACCTCGTTCGACCTTTGGATGATCTCTTCAGCGGTCAAGGGCAGCGCAGGCTTCTCGCTCTCTACGACGTCTTCTGGCGCGACTTCTTCTTCGGCCACACCCTCGGTAGTCTCAGGGGTAGTTATGCCCTCAGCGGGCTTCCCTTGCGTTTCTGGAGGCACTTCCTCGCCGAACATGTCATTGAGCGCAGCATCAACCTCGTCAATCGGGGCTTCAACCTGTTCCTCTGCTGCAAGGTCGGCTTCGACTTCAGGGCCGAGGTCTTTCGTGAAGGGCTGGCGAGCCTTGTCGATTTCCGGCAACTCTTCCTTCATGGTCTCAGCGAGTTCACGGGCCTGCTCGGCTTGTGTTTTAATTGCCGGGTCGCCGGTCTGCTCGGCTTCGTTTTCAAGCTGTTGCGCGACCTGCTCCTGTCCGCTCTGGACATATTGCGAGATAGCGGAGCCACCACCACCCATAATCATGGCAGGGCCGATGACCGCGAGGCCGTTCTTTAGCCGCTCCGTAACTTCACCCGGTTCAAGTCCGACATTCTGGGCAAGGATAGCAAGTGCGATTGGCTCTTCGAGATATTCCGTGATACCTTCGACCAGCGCATCAGCAGCAGTCTTAATAAGCCGCTTGCCCTTCTGTGCCTTGCCAAAGATTTTCCCGACACCGATAGCGTTCAGCAGTCCACTCCCGATGGTCATCTCTATCATATTCTGGAACGCTTCATCGGTCGTACCACCGCGCTCCAGTGTTTCGCGGTATGTTCCCACACCTTCCATCAGTCCGCCACTCGCGCCGCCAACTACTGCCGCAGCGATGCGTCCAAACTTGAGTGCAGCCGTGCCCGGAAGCATAGCGGCAGCCATGCTCGGTATCATGCGCGCAGTACCAGCCACCAAAAACTTAGGATCAACGATTAACTCAGGATTGTCCCACAAGTTCTTGCCAGCGTACTCCTGTGTAGTGCTATACTCCTCGGCCTTTTCCAAGAAGTAATCCTGCATCTTCTTGGCCCCAACCTCAGTAGCCCCTTCCTTACTTCCGAGGCGCTTGCGTAGAAACGCCATGCCAGACCCTACAGCAGTGAACGCGCCTGCGGCAGCCTCGGCCAATCCACCAAGAACTTCAGTGCCGATAGTCTCAAGGTAGCCTTCATCCTCGAAGCTCGGCTGTCCCTGTTGAACAGGCTGCTGCGGCTGTGCCGGTTCGGCTTGCGGTGCAATACTTTCAACCTCTGGCTGCAACTGCTCGTCTATCTGGCGGTTGATACCAGCTAAAAACGGGTCACTGGAAATGCTCTGCTCGACAAATTGGCTCACCATGTCACGTGGAGAAACTTCCTGCTCCGGCTGCTGTCCCTGCTGGGGCTGACCGGGTACACTAAATCCTCCGGATATGTCCGCCTGCTGGCCGAGCGGCGATGTACCTTCCTCTGCCGGAGTCTCGAATCCACGCACTACTTTAGCATCATACGTGTCGTAATCGCCAATATCGTAGTGCCGGGAGATTGCCTGATAGAACTTCTGGCGGCTCTGCGGGTTTGCCATCTTATTATAGAAGGCATCGTAATCACCGAGATCGTAATGCTCGCTGCCAGCGGCATATAGTTTCTGAAGACTATTCTGCATTAGTAGTCCAGTTTGGGTTTTGCACCAGTGGATTGCCTGCCGACGTTCTTGCCGCTCTTAATACGCTTAACCTTCTCTCGGAATAGCTTGTTGGCCGTTTCTTCGTTCCAGTCGGGCGCGCCCGGCTTCTTCTTCTGTATCTCTTCCATGTCCTCGACGACCCATTCCATGTATCTGTCTTCGTACTCTTGGCGCAGGTCTTGCTCGATCAGCCGATAGTCCTGTCCGTCGAGGTCATCATAGTTGTCGCCTTGCTTGCGAGCGTTGGCGTAGATGTTGGCTACCTTCTCCTGTGTCTTGTAGCTCTGTATCCGAGATTCCAGTTCTTGCTTTTTTACACCCAGTTCCGGGATGAGTACGTTGTCGCGGTAGTCCATGAAGCCTTCAGGTGTCTGCGCCTTGGGCGGCAACTCATCAATGCCGCCTTCAGGGGCAATACCTTGCTCGGTCAGCCATTGAGTCGCTTTCTGGTATGACTCTGGAGAGGTAGTCTGGGCGAGAGTCCTTTTGATCACGTCCAATCGCTTACCAGCGATATCCAGTTTGTCCTTTGTCTCTGTGCGTCCGGCCTGTGCTTCAGCGCGACCCTCTTGCGCAGCCGCCCTCTCGTATATCTTGGGCTGTTCTTCCAGTGCCATCCGTTTGGACTGCGTTTCCAGCGGGGCTTGCCTTGCGCCCTCTTCGGTAATCGCTGCTCTTGCCCTGCCCTCACGTATCTGGTTAGCCATCTGCAAGGCTGGAGCAATCAGCGGGCCAGTCTCAACCTGTACTATCGGTAGTCTCGGCATTATAATCTCCCTCCGAGCGCGAGTCTGCTTGGGTCATAGCCAGCATTAAACGATGACATGTTGGACGGTATTCCTCCTCCAATTGGAGTCCCGCCACCACTAATGCCAGACTGCCCCAACTGGCTCAAGCTGACTGCGTCCTGAATGCCGCCACGAACAGCATTAGCCCCGGTAGCCCATGCGTTACCCTTGGCGATACCCTTATCGTATTGCAGGTCGGCGATACTGTTGCGTATCTGGTTCTGGCTTCCAACCGCCCACTGGCCCACACCCGCAAGTTGTGAGTACGGCTGCAAACTCTTGAGATACCTGTCCTGAAAGCGGTCGTAAAATGTATTGGCCGTATTGATGGCATACCTTGTCAGCGACTTGCCCATTGAGCCGGTGCCGAAACCTGCGCCGGTAGATGCGCCACGCTTGATGGCCTTCTCGCCCTCTGACAGTGCAAACTTGTACTCATCGCTCTCCGCGAACTCGCCGGGGCCAGCCGACACCTTCTCTCGCCAGCCCTGCAACGCCTCTTCGCCAGCTTGCTGCCACGGCTCAAGCGCCTCCAGCGACTCGCGCTGTGTACTCATGGCTTGGTTGATGGCTTTCTTCTGGGCCTTATAACCTCCAATACCGCCCACGACACTCGACACGGCTCCAACAGCACCGCCGATCAGATCGTCTATTCCGAACATAAGCCACTCCTGTAACTGAGGTTGTCTCTATTTATTCTTTGATTAGTCGTCTAATCTCTCAAGGTGAAAACTCGCAGCCAGTGGTAGTAGGTCGTTAGTATCGTCGAGATTCGCCACGTAAAGGGCCACCTTGTCTCCGACCGCGAGACGACTGATCCCTATGGCGGACACAGAGCCTACATCGGTGCCGGATATAACCCGCCTTGCTACTGAGTCGCCGGGATATACATGGGTGACATCTCCAGTCGGGGAGCCTTCGTTGTAGTCTCCGTTGCCCGTGGTTGCCGAGCCGTCGAGATTAACTATCTCTATCGTGTTGGTCGTCGAGGCATTTACAAAGAAGTCTCCGTTGGCTGCCGTGTTTCCAAGTACGCCGGATATTGTAACCATATCTCCGTCATGCAGCCCATGATTGGCGCTGGTAATTACTATTGGAGACACCGTATTATCGGTTACGTCGGTTATGTCTTTAGCCGAGGCCAGTTCGATTCCGATGGCAATCATCAGTTCCTTGGGTGCGCCGCCGCCGACAGTTGTATTCGTTGCGTGCTGTATCAGATAATTACCGGCCCCATAGGTTCCCACTGTTGATTCTTGGTTGGCCGTACTGGAGGATATGTTTCCGAACTGGTCTTCTCCGGTTACGTTGTCTACCAAGGTTATCTTAGTAAATGTGTTCGTTGCCGAGATCGCCACCGTACCTGCGCTGTAAGTATGATACCAGAGGCCAGTATATGCAGGGGCGTGCAAGAGGTGTTCGTCTCCTGCGCCGTCCTGAAAATAAAGTTGGCTATTGCTCTTCGTGTATATTCTTCCCTCGCCAGCCACTGCTGCGGGGGTCGTTGCTTCTGTCAGGGCGAGTACACCGTTATCGATCTTGAAGTCGCCCGCAGCATCCACCGTCCACTTGGCTACCCAACTGCCTGAAACGTACGTTTCAAAGTACGCTATATTAGCTGTCTTGCTGATTCGTATGCGCCACTTGTCGGCGTTGTCATCGCCTTCATCAGCCCACAGGTTGAATATCGCATCGGTGTCTTCCGCACCCTTGACGGTCAGGTCGCTACTGGTAATCAGCGTGCCGCCGACTGTAGCGTTACCCGTTATAGTGGCGGTAGCTCCGCCTACGTCGCCGGTCACATCGAGATCGCCGCCCACGCCTGCATCGCCAGTAATGTCAGCAGTCGCGCCAGCCACTTCTCCCGTAACGCTCAGGCTGTCGCCGGTAATGGCGTCGCCGTCTATATCGGCACCAGAGACGTTGCCCGTAACATCAAGCGCGCCAGTTATCGTAGCATCGCCGGTAACGGCAAGATCGCCACCTACACTGGCGTTACCTGTCGTTACAAGGCTGTCAGCCGTAATGTCTTCAAGGTCGGCATTTCTTGCTATCAGGTCGCGGAACTCGTTGAATACCGTCACGTCGTCAATAGAGAACTCACCCGTGATATTCAGGTCTTCTATTTCAGCATCAACAGAGACCTCGATATTCGCAAGTGCCGTGTTCAGTTTGTCTCTGAGAGTGCCGAAAAACTGACGCCAAGTTTGCGTCAGGTTGCCGCTCTCGTCGAGCATCCGCGTTTCAAGTGGCGGTCTGATATTTAGATCAGCCATACTTATATTCCTTTAAGCGTAACCCTGCTCGTATTCAAGCCATGAGCCAGTGATGACAGGTTTAACCGGATCACTTACCGTTACCCATACAGAGAAATCTCTTCCGCTACCAAGTCTTGTCCAGTAAGTGCGAACATCGTATCCGCCCTTAGCACCCATATTGGCAAAGGCAGGGCCGCTCCACGTATGCCCGCCGTCCTTGCTTGTCCGCAACATGGCCCGTGGGCTTGAGCCTTGACCAGTAGTAGCTCCGATGCCGCCTTCAAATCCAACTTCAAAGCGGCTGAAGAATCCCATTAAATCCATTTCGTTTACGTTTTGCGTTATTCTTTGCCGTATGATTCGGTTTCCGTCCTCGGTATAAACTGAAGGATCAAGCGCGTAGAGCTTGGTATTGCCGAAGTCTCCGACAACGTGGGTGTCCTGAAAATAGGCATAGCAGTTACTTCTATGTCGTCCATCAGAACCCCTGTCTGAGTCATAGCTCTGCCGTTCATGCCATTTCTCCATTGTTGCATCGTATACATAAGTAACATCTTCTGTAGGAAATGTTAACACGTAGAAATCGTGCCCATCTTCAGTGTAACCGTAGCCAACAGCGGCACTTACGTCGCTCATTTGTTCAATTTTATAGCTGAGTTGCATACTACTGATAGTTGCGACACTTTGACCGATAGCCATTACAACTGTCTTGTCGCTCGCCAACCAGAATAACCTGTCTTTGACTGCCGCTACGCTCCATACCGCTGGCGTACCGACGTTTATCACACCGCCATCCATACGCTGGAACGTCGGCAGGGTATCGCCAACCCCTCCGCTATTATAGAAAACCTCCACGCTGTCTTCCTTAAACGCGAACACAAGCCTGTTGTGGGCAAAGACACGCTGCACATCCGACGTCTTAACCCATGCACGGGTGTCGTCTGTGGCGTCCCATGTCGTACCCTCTGACACTTCGCTGTTGTAAATCCGGTCGCTATCAACCGCGTTAGACAGGAAGTATCCGTCCGAAGCGGTAACACTTCCACCGCCGAGAAACTCGTGCTCATCCTCGGTTAATACAGTAAACAAGGATGTGCCGGTGTCCCATAGATAGGCCACCTTGTCCGAGCCATCGCAAATCATAATCTGGAAGCCGTCTCCAGAACGGATGTGCGCCATTGTTACCAGCCCAGTTGACGTGCCCATCGGGGCATCATCGTTCAGCGTAGTCGAATCGTAGTCACTGTCCAGTCTGCGCAGGTAGGGGCCATAGACCACGTACAAGTAGCCGTCTACCGGTAGCAGCCCGCGTATCGGATATTCCGGATACGTCAACTCCTCGACGCTAAAATCGTCTATAGTTACCGCAAGGGCAGATGACGGGGTAATGGTAAGCCCGGTTGTGGCGGTTGCGGTAATCTCAAAGCTATGACTGCCGCTTGTCGTTATCGGCGTCGCGTAGGTGGCTCCACCCAAGGTGACGGTAAAATATCCACCAACGATAGCGTCTACATCGAATGTTATTCTATATGTCGAGCCGACCACCGGGGCTGATACCATGCTCCCCGCAGCCTGCGAAACGGTCTCGACAGCGCCAGCAGTATGCGTCAGCACTCCAGCCGCCACGCTCCAGTTAGACCCGGTAGTCCAGCCGGTAGCACTGCTGAAGTTGCCGTTAGTTATCATCTCATCGCCAAGCGACTCTTCGCGCAATGTCGCCAGCAGCGTCAGACCCGGAGACGGACGCAAGATGGCCCGACCGCCTTCGGCATCAAACTCAGGATACCAGTTGATAGCCCGCTGCGGGTTGGCGTCCTTAGAGATGCCCTCGTACGAACCGCCGACTATGGGGAATGCTACTCTTGGCATTTGTTCTTCCTATATTTGGCTGACAGCTATCTGTTCGCCGATTATCGGCAACGGAGTTCTGCGCTTCATTGTCTTTGGTATTTTACCGTTAAGCATTTTAATCAAATCCTTAGTCTCTTTCGCCCTATATGGAACGTACAGAGATGTACCCTGCCCATACTCCGGAGCCAACTCGGCTGCCAGATTCCAGCGTAGTGCCAGCAGGTACTCGCCGGGCAAGTTGATCTCATCATCAATATCTTCCTCGTCTATCGCCACAAAGGGCAACCACAAGTCAAGGCATATCTCGTACGCCGACCCCGACGAAGATGTAGTATCCGTAACCTCGAAGATGCTGATGTCGTCGAACGTGCCACTGAAGTCTGAACTTGCCGATAGCACGAAGTCGCCAGTAGAACCGGCGACTATGTCCATCGAGTAACTACCATCGGCAGAGATAGCATCGCCATCGGTTCCGCCAATAGACGGGGTGCATGTTCCTGCCGCGTATCCGGTTACAGTAAACGTAAGCCGGTAAGTGCTGCCCTCGGTAAAGGCTACCGCCAGATCGCCAGAGGACTGCGTAGCTGTATCGGCTCCAACGGAACTGTAGCCGGTAACGAGTTGAGCCGATGCTGAAGATACATACGCATCAGCCAGCATGGTACCATCGGATGCTCGCTCAATAAAAAACGCAGTACCACTTGTCCCGTCGTATGTTACTACCCCGCTCAGGTTGGGAGTGGTGCCAGTTGCCGCAGTTTGGGCATTAAATTTCAATGTCCACGTTTCGTGTCCACCACCACCACCGGTGCCAATAATGCTGCAATAATATTCCTCGGATTGCGTTACAAGCCCAACCCCAATATTTTGCTGTGCATTATTGGTGCTGATTGTTGGCTTGAATCGCACATCATAATTAGGGTCGCCGCGCCACTGTACGTAGGTTGGACTTTGGAATGTCCACGGCGACTGAGCCTCGAATGAGGGGTTTACCAATAACTCCACACCACTCAATATCGGGTCGCCAGTTCCGGGCGTACGTACCAATGCTCCGCCAGATACCGCCCACTGACTCTCAAGTGTCCACGCCGTTTCGCCTGACGCAAATGTTCCGTTGGTGATATGTTCGTCGCTTCCAACGCTAACATCTAACGCTGCTCCACCTTCTGGTACGGGATGAATGTACATCTCGCCTGACGGTATGCTGCGGTCGTAAAACAGTTTGGTCGGAACACCGACTTCGTCCTTGTCGCTGATTTCATCGTACCGCTCACGGCTGATAACCTTCAGCGGCGTATCGGTGCCCTCGCTGTCGCGGATATAGGCATAGACGATATTGTGTGGACGCCGTATATTAATAATGAAGTCAGTGCCCACGGTTATGCGGCCAGCCACATCATCGTCTACCGTAACGCTCGTTACAGTCTTAAACTGCTTAACACCTTTGGTTGTCGTGGCATTCGGGCCTGTAAATATCTCCTCAATGTAATCCCCGTACATGCTCGTTCCGACGACCGTGAACGTGCGGGCAGAATCATCGGCTGTTGATGTAATGATAATATGCCTCACTACGTCCATCGTAGCCACACCGCCGGAAGCGTATGTGCCGTTGATGGTCAGCGACTGCTCGCCACTGGCGGCAGGCATCTGGTTCTTGCACACACTGTCGGAGTCGTAGCCGTCGCCAGCATTAATCGTATAGCCGGGAGTAGCCGCATAGAGATCGGCCCAATACGGCTCGTAATGATGGGGCATGAGTTCTTCCGCGCTCCATGAACCGAGCAACAGATTGAGAGTCTCTCGTGCGCTTTCCATCATTCCATATTCTGGAAGCTCGTGGTGCCCAATCGCATTGACTGTGCGCAACGCTGAATGTATTAATTGCCGTCCGGTCATCGGCCTTAGTTCTGGTTAGATGCTGGCTGCTGGTTGACTATCGCCGCAGGAGACCTCATGCTCATCGGCTTCGGCGGCATCGCGTTCAGTTGACGGATAATGTCCCGCGTTTCCATTGCGCGGTTAAACACAAACTGCGTTACGTTCTTGCCGTATTCAGGAGCCAGTTCTGCTGCGAGGTTCCACCGGAAAGCCAGCAGGTACTCGCTCGGAAGGTTAATGTCCGTGTCAATGTCATCAGCATCGATGGTCACGAAAGGCAGCCACAGGTCAAGGTGCATGTCGAGGGTATCCACCGCAGGGACTGGATGAACGTACATCTCTCCGCTGGGATACAGCCTATCGTAATACAGCTTGGTCGGTGTGCCCGATTCGTCCTTATCCGCTATCTCGTTGTACCGCTCGCGGGACGCGATCAGTACCGGGGTGTCAGCGCCAGCGGATGTCCGACAGAAGGCTGATACGATTTTCAGCGGACGCCGAATGTCGATAATAGTTCCACTGCCAGCGGAGATATTGCCAGCGGTAGTCGCATCCACGGCGATCTGCGTGACGGTCTTAAACTGCTTGGTGCCGTATATTGTTGAAATGTTTGGCCCGTTAGTGCCGTTACCAATAACCTCAGTAATTGTATCGCCGTAAGTATTGGTGCCAGTGACCGTGAAAACACTATCGGCATCGTTTCCGGTCGAGGTAATGCTGACGTGACGGGGAACGTCCATCGTACAGTATCCGAGCGTAGAATCGTACAGCGCTCCGCCAGTAAGCGTCAAGTTGCTTGCTCCGCTCACTGCCTGCGCTGTGGCGATTCCGTCCGCATCGGCAGCAGCCCCGTCAACGATAGTATAGTTGACCTGTCCGCTTACCAGATCAAAGGATTTCTGCACGTAGTCGTGAGGAAGTAGTTCCTCGGCGCTCCACGAGTCGAGTATCATGTTAAACAATACTCGCGCATCGTCGAACATATCGTTCGTCGGAGTCTCGGTTGCCCCGATGGCATTAATTGCCCGCAGGGCGGAATTGATTAAAGTTCGGGGCGTCATTTAAGGCTCCATTTGCGGTGAAATGAACAGGCTGGTAACTTCCTCGTCCCAGCGCTTTAGTTTCATAAAGGCGGACTCTGCTTCCTGCTTTACCCAAGCGAGGTGCCGCTTGTCAACTTCATGCGGATATTCTATGCCAAGCAGAGCCGCCAATTTTAGAGCCACGGTATTAAACCACTCGTCTGAGACCAGCGGCTCGTCCGTACGTGCGCTCAAGATTTCCATAGGCATCTGTGCGTCGAACAGTATCTCGCCATCAACCTCCGAGCAGCGAGGCCAGATGTACAGCTTTCCGTTTGTCAACTGCGGGTCATAGTAGACGGCGACAGGCTGAGCGTCTGTCGTTTTGTCCGGCATATTCAGATACTGCGAACGACTCCACTCATCGAGCGGGCGCTCGTATCCGCTTGAATCCTTGTATCGCGGATTCTTAATGCGCAGCGGACGGGCTATCTTCGTAGTATAGGCGACAACAGTCGCATCGTCATCTACATCATCGGTCAGTACGTCGTCCAGCGCAACCGTTGACCCGCTCGGTGTTCCGTTTACGGTAGTCCACTGGAACGATCCGCTATCCAACTCAATGCCAATATAGTCGCCGTCGGCTATGTCTGTGATACTGTCAACGGTAATCGAGCTTGCCCCGCTCGACGCGGCGGCTGACGTATTCGTGCTTACGCCATCCAGTGTAGCGTGGTCGCCAGATGGGCCAAGGTCGAAGCTGGCCGTAGATGCCTGCGGGTAGAGTGTCACGCTCTTAATCAACCACAGGCCAACACCCTGAGAGTCCCACTCCTTAAGCATGACGTTCAGCGCCTCTTCGGCATTGTCCATCTCTTCGGGATGCCGGGTACCGCCGACCTGAATCAGCCCAAGTATCCTGAAGGCGCGCCTGATGAGCGCGTCCTGACTTGTGGTAAGTGTTACGGTTCCAGACGTTGCCATCGGTCATGCTCCCGTCTGTTCAAAAAATCAGCCTGTCTATTATTAATGAACAGGGCAAATAAATGAACGCTATCTGTATCCCGTTATGAAATCAACATCACTATCATCGTAGCTGGCCTCAAGGTCGCTTGCGGTTGTAGTTGATGCATTGGTAATCGATAGCGTGTGATTACTATCGGGCCGAGGGTCAGAGGGCCGCGCCGTGTCCGGTCGAACCTTGACGGTATCTTGCGGATGGCGCGGCTCGTAACAGGTGTCCATACAGACAATCTGACCCTTCCAGTTCTTACGGCACTCGCTCCGGCGATACTTCATGCCGCACAGTTCGCACATGACCCAATGGTCGCCCGGAATATATTTTGCTTCGACCCTACGGAACATTAGTCACCCTTAGTCAATCGTACCGGGGAAGTTTATCAGCATTTCTACGACACCGCGCACATGGCTCGTGACTTCAAGCCGTACAGCCTTGACAACAGCCGTACTGTGCAGAGTCTCGTCCGCTGTCTTGTTACCGGTCTCTTCGTTCCACCGGGCCGTATGCTCGTTGCGGTCGCCAACCTGCGACATAACATCCAGCGTATCGAGGAAGCGGTGCGTCAGGCTCGAACTGGTCGAGTGGTAGATACCGACGCTCATGCCGGAAGTATAGTAGTCCACCGGAATTGGCTGGCTTTCGCACTCGTCGGCTGAACCGACCGTGACGTTGCCGGTCAGGGCACCGCTAACATAGATCGCCCTGATTACGCTGAAATTTTTATCACCCTTTACGGTCGCACTTGCTGTCGGCCCGGTGATCTCTTCTGTAATCCGGTCGCCACGGCGATCCAGCCCAACTACGTAGAATGTGATTCCGCTCTCGTCCGAACCAGCGGAGGTAATGCTGATATGCCTTGCCTGCTTGGTGCAGCGAGCGCCGTTCATAATGAAGTAGCCAGCGCCGGAAATCGTCTGGCTCTTGGCGATACCGTCGACATCCTCTGCCCAACCAGCGTACGTCGCCCCGGTCAATGCGCCATTACTGTAGATGGCATAGACCTTTTTGAACGACTTAGTGCTGGTGGCTGTAGATGTAGCCCCTCCTCCGGCCATCGCTTCAGAAATATCCACCCCGTCGTTGTCCTGCCCGTAGATCGTCAGCGTGTCACCTGAGTTGTCGCCGGTCGAATAGACTTTGACCGGCGTGCCGTAGCTGGTCTCGGCGATGCCAAACATAGTGGCTTCATAAGTGAAGATGCCAGCAAGGGTTAGGGCTGACGAGGCGGTGGGCTGCTGCGCGAGGGCGATGGCATCAGCATCACCAGATACGCCAACGCTGACGTTACCGCTGGCCGCGCCATCAATTTCAACGCGGTAGACCTCGGTATACGACAGTGTGCTGGTAGCGGCGGTGGCGCTTACGCCAGTAATTTTCTCTTCGATGTAACGATGCAGCGAGTCGCGCCCATAGACGGTGAACTTGCGTCCGGTCTCATCGGCGGCACAGGTGATAGTAATCTGCGTGGCGGTATACATGCGCGCCACGTTGGCGGTAGCACTCAAAGCGCCCCCGCTCAGATTGAGTTCGGCGGCTCCGGCTGTCGTCTGCGCGGCGCATATTCCATCTGCATCGGCAGGAGTCAGGCCAACGATAATGCTCTTGGGCCTCATCCATCTCTCCTAAGAAAAAGTAGTATGTTTTTCTTAATTCATATTATGCTGCAAACCAGAAATAGAAAGGGCTTGGGGCCGCATGGGATGCCGACCCCAGCCCGCAAAGGTTAAGGTCAAGGAATTGCAGTAGCGGCAGGATCAAGCTCGCCACTGGTGCCAGCGGTATTGCCGCCATAATTCTCGATAAAGAACGCAGCTTCGCCCAAGAAGCAGGCGGCACCAGCATTGGCGTAACTCGCCCAGTTTCCGGCAACCATGCCCGTACTGGTGGCCTCAAGCTCAACGCAAAGCTGGTCGGTGGCGTTCGTGTCTTCGTTGAGGATGATGTTCTTCACCACTAAAATATTGGTGGCTTTACCGGCATCGTGGTCAATCGTAGAAGCGGAAGAATCCACATCAATCCAGTTGTTCGCTATCACGACATTGCTGGTGGTTCCGGCGAACAGGATGCAGTTGGTCATCGATCCACCAGCCAGCCCGATCATGGAACAATTCTGGACGGTGAGATCGGTCACGGTAGTAGCCACCGCGATATGCACCAACCACTCTTTCGTGTTGGACGTATCACGGAAATCGATGCTGTCCAGAGTGCAGTAGTCACCGGCTGCGGCAACCGAAATCGCACTGGTCGAGCCGCCGGTATAGTTACACACCAGACGGATATTGCTAATCGTTACGTCGGCATCGGTGATCGAAACCAGACCGCCTTCGATGGCCGTGGTGAAAGTCGGCTTGCGGGAGCCGCGTCCCTGCCCGATAATGGTCAGGGCTTTGGAAGCCACAAACGAGGAGGCGGTCAAGGCTTCGGAGTGCCCCGCCTTAATCATAATCGTATCGTACTCGGCAGCGGCGGAGATGGCATCAGCAACCGTAGCGAAGGGCTTGCCATACGTGCCATCACTATTGACAGCAGCATTGGAATCAACCCAATGCACCTTGCCTTCGGGCACAATGTCAATCGGTACATTGCGGATGGTTACACCCTGCGAGAAACCGCTGGGAAAATTCGAGGGGCGGAAAGTCATTGTTACTCCTACGGACGGACATGCCGTCACTGATAGTGAAATACCCGCAGTTCGGATATTTTATATTCCCCGACTGACCCGAAAGCCAGCCGGGGTTGATACGTTACTTCAGGTGAATTACGTAAGTCCTTTAAGCGCCAGGACTTGCATACGCACCTTTGGGGTCCGTCCATCCAAACGAGCACCTGAACACGCCCTTGTACATGGCGTTGTCGGTCAGGAAATCGCTGTCCTCATCGAACTTGTCCGGCATCCTGTCGAAATACTTCAGGCCGTCGGGCACGTCGGTAATCAGGAACCACGCATCGGTATCGCTGGCATCCAGATACACCGAGTCCAGCACCTCCGGGATAATGCCCATCGCACGAAGCGCGTTGGTATCATTGTTCGCGGAATCAGGGCGCAGAACGCTCTTGGTGATCCGGTACGCCTCGAACTTCAGCGTCCTCGGAATGAACAGCATCTTAATCTGGGCCATTACCGGCAGGCCACGAGCATCAGTCCAACGCCCGATGGTGATCTCGGCCTGTTCCAGAGCGGCTTCGCTCAGGTCGGCTGCGGTCGTCGGCTCGTTCTGATACGTGCCGCCGCTTCCGCCGCTGTTCGGGTGATCGGTTGCGAACAGTTCCTTGCCGTCGGCTCCGGGATAGCTGGAGTTGAAGCCACGGGAGAACACGTTGTGCGCAATGGTTTCCTTGGTGACACGCAGGCTGCGGGCCAGAGAGCGCGGGCTTCTCATCATCTGCTGAGTAAGCTGGTACTGATTGTCTTCAGCCGCTTCCTGTGTGATGGTAAACCCAAGGCCGTACTTCACGTGGGTATAACGCTTCACGTAGCCCTGAGTGATGGAATCCATAGTGACCGGGCTGCCCTCATTGATAATCGGGGCAAGGCCGGTGCCAACCACACCGACGTCTTCCTCATAAGCCTTGTTGGACTTATTGTACATGAAGACGCGGGGGTAAATCTGGGGATACTCGGCGTAGGACTGCTCGTAAATGGCATTCAGTCCCGGCCACAGCATCTTGGAGAGGCTACCTCTTGTTACAACAGCCATTTGAAACCTCCGTTAGATGGGGTTAGGCGTGAACGCCAGTAGAGCCAGTAGAACCAGTAGCATCTGCACCACCGGCAAGGTCGTGCAAGTTGAACGTCACGAGCACCTTGGCGTGAGCACCAAGCGCATTGTCATCCCTCTCGACTATCTGAAGGATTTTGAAGCACAGCGTATTGGTGGCTGCCATCGTGCTATAATCAAGCTCCATACCAGATGTCTGTGCAGCGGTGTCCGCACCACCAGCCACGAGGTCGGCGTTCGAAAGGATGTCACCATCCTCAAGGTCGCCACCAGTAGAAATCTGCGTCTCCATGACAAGGTCGGGAGCGATAGCCACGAGGGCATAGCCACGAACCGAGCCAGTGCGAATGCGCGGCTTTTCGAGGGTCTGGGTCACGGACGAATCACGTCCGTTATCCCAATTCTCAAATCCTACGATAACGCCGTACGGTACATTACCGGCACTACATGCTGTCACTGTCGGTATGCCGAGGCTTTCGTTGCCAGCAGCGGCGGCAACGACATCGTTGACGGCCAAGGCGGTGGCATCGTCTTCATCAACCAAACAGCGCTGAATCCAACCGAGGGCACCCATGCCGCCGGAGAGCGTGCCAACAGGCTTGAACCCATTGACGCGATCAGTGTTTGCCATTGTTTAACTCCAAGTTTAAATTCGTTTGTCGGCCTCGGCCTCTTGGCCGGTAGCCACGAGCGCCGACTGCTGGTTCTTCAGCATCCGCAATCCCGAATCTGCGGGAGGTGCGGCAAGCTGCTTAATCCGCTCATCCTGTTCGGCCTGCTTGTCAGCTTGGTCGGCATCATACAAGTCCTTGCGCTTACGCATCAGAACTCCATGAATCGCCTTGCCGCGCTCGTCCGTTCCGACGTAGCGGGACAGGGCTGAACCAAGTTGGCTCGGCCTGTTAACGTCTCCATCTGACTCGACTCTGACGTTATGCTCAGGATCAACTTCCCAGTCGGCGTCCAGAAACTGCTGAAACCGAGAACTTCCTTCCTTCACGTTGACTACCCTGCGCACATAACCGGGGGATTCGGGGAACTCCAGAACATCATGCTTTCCAAGTCTTTTCCGCTTGGGCCGATTGGCAGGCTTGTTGCCATCGGGACGTTCAACTGGTTCTCCTCTGAGTTTGGCAAGCTCTGCTTCGAGCTTTTTGCGTTCCATCAGTTCCTCGATCTCTGCGCGGAGATCGTCGAGAGACTTCTCTTTACCCTCTACGGGTTTCTGTGGCGCTGCTTGTGCTACTTCTGGGGTTGGCCTATCGGCCTTGCTGGTGTTTTCTATATTGCCCTGATTGCCGAGAGACATGGCACGCAATGCGTAGCCGCCCTCGACCTGAACTACCGTTACCTTGTAGCCGTCGCCCTGCAACTTACCCTTGGGCACGTTACAATGATTGGACTTGGCGTACGGTGTTCCATCCTTCTTGTAGTACAGCCCGTCTTTGTAGCTGAGGTTGTAGTTGGCTGCGATGTCTGACATTGGAACTACTCCTATTCGTTGCCAAGCGACTTGTTGTAATCAGCAAGCCACTTTTCTTCGGTCAAGTTGGGATTATTGAACAGCGTGGACTGCATGATCTTGCGCTCCTGCTCGTTCAACATACTCTTCGTGAGTTTATTACCGGACGGCGCGCTGCGGCTGGCGTTACCCTCTACGTCAGAGATGGCCTGCCGATTGCTGTCAGCCTTCTTTCCGTCATCCTTGGGAGCGGCACTTTTAGTCGCCCTGATGCCGGTGAAATCGTATTTGCCGATCAGGTCTGGACGCCGCATCTGCACATAATCGGCGATTTCCTTGTCGATCTTCGCCAGCCTGAATCGCGGCGACAGTCGCTGGAAGTCCTCGGTGCTATTAAGCTCCTCAACCAGTTCGATCAGGTCTTCAACCTCATCATCCGCTCCGTTGCCGTTGGGCTTGTACCACTGGTTCTGGCTCATCCATTCACTAACCGCCGGGTCAAGGCTTGGCTCTGCGTTCCCCTTCCGGGCAGCGGCAAGCTCTTCAAGCTGTTCACTGATGTTCTCCACTGCATCGGTGTCGCCAGCCTCAGCGGCCTGCTTGCGAGCCTGCTTCAGCCTTTCCTTGGTACTCTCAAGCTCCTGCTGACTCTTGACCGTATTCTGCTCGGTCAGCAACCTGACCTGCTTGGTCAACTGTTCGACCTGAGACTCCAGCCGCTTGCGTCCGTTCTTGACCGCCTCGTTGATGGCATACTGGTTTCTCACGAACTGATCGGGTGGAACCCACTTGCTTGGATCGTCAAACTGATCCTTCGGTTTCCAATGCCCTTCCATCGCAATCTTGACAACCGCATCGTCGGGCTTGAACCCGCCGTAATTGTCGAGACTTGCATTGTTATCGTCGCCCTGAGTTCCCTGCTGCTCCTCGACGACTTCGGTTGATTTGTCGTTGTCTGCCATTATTGCTCTTCCTCGCTAAGCTGGACGAACTTCTCCCGTTCCGATTTGTCGTGAACGAAGTGAATGTCTTCGTCGTTGATAACCACGTACGGCTTCCCATCGATGTCGATCCATTTGCCAGCAAAGCGAATGAACTGCACTATGTCGCCAGCCTCACACCACGGATCGCCGTTACCGAATCCAAGGAAAGCGTTAATGCCAAGTGCTACAACGCGCCCTTTCTCGGTAGCCTGATTGTGCTGGTCTCTAACCGTATCTGGAATCCAGATGCCACGCATTTTTCGCGGCATCTTCTCCGGCTCGATCAGCACGCGATGCCCCGCTGGAAAACCGCGAGGAGCATCAGCAACGCGCCTCTTCAGCGCGGCAAGCTGTTGCTCAAGTTCCGCACGTTCGTCGGCGTCCGTACTGCTGGTTGGCTCTAAGATTGTCTGCATTTTCTTGCCCTCTAAAAAGGTGAAAATAAAAAAAACCCGAACAGAGATTTTACTCTCCATCCGGGCTATCGAACTGTGCCCCGAAGGGCAGGGTACGTAGTACCGTTTGTTTTTAGTTGCCCCGCCAAGCCTTGACTTCCATGTCTCGGCTCGTTGGGGTTATTATAGCCTTCCCGCGCTCTGCGACCCCGTATACGGTGGCCGCGCCAACTGGTTGCGGTCAGTGGCGGGTACGTGGGATGTCGTCGGCTACGCTTGGCACACAGTCCAGCGGCATAGCCCACCGCAACACTCGCCCTCCTGTGCCGAGGAGGCTATTTTGGTAGCGGCGACCAGAATCGCACTGGCTAAGAAAGGCTTATGAGACCTTTCGGGGTACTTACCCGCGCCGCGATAATTAACTTCCTAATGCCCTTCTCGTTTTCTTTGCCTGCTCGTAGGCCCTGATCTTTGTTTCCTTGGCCGCCTGATGAGCCTCTTGCTTAGTTGTCAGGCTACGGCGGGACACTGTCTGCTTGGCCTGCTTGCGAGCCTTAGCGACCTGTTCCTTAATCGTCCTGCGGATGTCAGTGTCCAATTGGGCCTACCATAAGTTTCTGTTCTACGGTAGAGCGGACTTCCCTGATGCCGCCCTCGCGGAACACGATCTTGATTGTCAACTCGCTCGTCGCACGCTGCTTAGTCTGCAAGCTTACTTCGTCATCGAGTAATTTATTGACTACCTGTTTTAGCGTCAAGCGATCCACTTATATCCACCTATGTATAATACAAGTGTTGTAAAAATGCAAGGGGGTGTTATATCACCCCGCCTGCATGGTTATAAAGTCTTCATAGGCAGACCATCTACCCTTTGCTTCACAGCTTTTACCATGAGTCTTTTGGGGGTCGTCAACGTCCACGTAGTTGCCCCTGCCGAGGTCGCGTTCAAGCTGCTCCTGCTTGGCCCTGACAGCCTTTATTACAGCCTCTGCTATGGGCGTCGCCTTCCACTGTTCGAGGTCAAGCTCAGACACGCCTTTAACGAGTAGCATTAACTTCTCCTTGCGATTGAGGCGTTGGCCCACATAACCGCCTCGTCGAGATGGGTCAGCGCCAAACTCTTTTCCCGGCTTTCTGGGCAAAGAGCTTCGATTATACGCGCGAATACGGCAGCCTCAGCGCGTATGCCGGTGTACTTCGGAATCTGTTCCGGCGTCGGGGAATGATACGTAAAGCGAATATCTATCTCATCGGCGCGCTTGACCTCTTCCATTATCGCCTCCTCGCCTTGGCTATGGCCTGCTCTACAAAGTAGATGCAGTTGTCGTAGTTATCCTCATGGCCTGCGCCATCTGTATTCAGGTTAATCCAGTACAGCGCCTTGCCCAACTTCTCGATACACAGCGCGAGCGCTACCGTTGCTTCCTGCTTGCGATCAGGGAATGGCATTATTGCTCCTTGCCCCTATCGGGGTTCTGTGGTTTTGCATCTTCCTGCTTGACCTTGACCCTCTTGGTTTCAGAATCGGTCATCCGCACGGCGGCATCAACCTCGGCCTTGAGCTTCTTGTTCTTCATGTCCTCGCCCATTTGAACCAACTCAAGTTTTAACTTCAGCAGTTCGAGCGGCAGTTTCTGCAACTTCATCCCGAACTCTGCGTCCTTTGTCTGCTGCTCCATCTTCTTGAGTTCGAGTTCGGCCATTGCAATTTCCGCCTTCGGGTCGCCCGGCGGCTGCCAGTCCTGCGGAGGAAGGATAGATTCGATATCCTCCATGCCGAGGGCTTCGTAATAGCGCAGATAGTGCTGGTGCATGTACTGCCACGGCAGTCCCATCTGCTGCGCTTGGGCAAGCCCCTGCTCGGCCTTGATAAGCTTCTCAACGATGGTAACTTCCTCGGCAGCCCCAACGGGCGTTACGTCTATGTTCTCGACGCTGTACGCCGCTCCTGCGATTTGCCTTGGGTCTGCATCGAACAGACGGAAGAACTGATCCTCGGTCTGCTCCATATACTTGGCGTTCAGCTTGAACAGCAACATCAGTTCTTCGCGCAATCCCTTGAACAGTCTGCTGCTGGCTGCCTTGTAGAACTTCAACCCCTGCTCGATAAGCGCGAGCGTAGTCGATGCAGGCTGGTTGGCCGTAGAATGCTCACCAGTCAGAACGTCTACGCTATTGCCGAGGCGCTCACCAGCCTCAAGTAACAGGCCCAAGACCTGGAACAGAGCATTGCTCGGTTCCTTGGACGGGAACATATATATCTTTTTGGTGATGTCATCGAAGTTTTCCTGACTGATCTTCATCTCGCCCGGAGCGAACTTCAGGATGCCGCTCGGCGGGCCAATACCCGGAGTTGCTATGCCGTTGACGGTATTGTTCAGCGTACCGGCATCTACAAGCTGGTTTATCAGGCTATTGAGTGTCTGGTTGGGATGCAGGAGTAATTGGCCAAAGCCGTAGCCGTAGATATTGCGGTCGTAAGCTGGCATAAAGATGTAGCGCACGAAATACTGAATTGGCTCGATCTTGGCTATCTTCTTACCGTCAGCCGTCATTATAATACCGTTCTCATCGTAGCGCGGCCTGATGCGCAGTACCTGCTGAGTCTCCTCGTGGACTGTCACGACGTAAGGCTCTACCAACCCGTCTTCATCGAGGTCTAACCAGCGGTGCTGTTCGAGAATGACGTAAGTGCCTTCCTTCTCTCGCAGGTCTCCGCTCTTGGCTTTGGTGTCGCCGTGACCGAGGTCGACGTCGCGGTACAGACCAGCACGCTGGCGCTCTACAATCTCTCGCTTGGACAACTCAAAGACGTGCGTAATACGCTTGGCACTCTTGAGATTACGCGCCTTATAGTAGATCACGATGTCCATCGGGCTGTAGTATTCGGATACATTCTTTTGCCCCGGAATATCGCGGTACACCTTCTGGAACGCGCAGCCGTACACTGGCAAGGCCAGCAGCATGGCGTCCTTTTCTCCGAGCCAATCATCCATCTCCTCCAGCAACTGCCATGTCATGTGCTCGCCAATAAGAGAGGAAAGCTGCGCCTTGATACCTTGAGGGTCTGGGCCATTAACACGGCCCTTAACGGCGCGCTGGCCCTTGACCATCAGCGGCAGGCTACGGGAGTTGAACTGCAAGCATGACTGAGCAAGCAGCGGATAGACTACGTTTGAAGCCCCGTCCCACGGGAATGTCTTGCGCTCCATCATCAGGCGGACAAATTTCTCCGCCTGCTCCATCTGCTTTTCCCAGTCGGCGCGGGAGGCTTTGTCGATGCCGTACTCTTCTACGACGGTCTGCCCGATCTCCTGAACGAGGCTGGTGTCAAGCTTGTCCGCTACGTTCAACATGCCGATAAAGTCGATCAGCATCTTAGACTTAGATAGTTGTGTCTTTGCCATTGGTTGTCCTTAGTAGCCTGTGATCACAGACCTTGTTGAGTCGGCCTTCTGGCGCTGCCGCTCGGCTTCGTAGTAGTCGTAGTCTTCTTCGTACTGGTGGCGCGGTAAGACTTTCTGCGTGAACGTCATGGCAATCGAGTCGCCACGGTCGGGCGAATGCAGTCCGCGAGCCTTCATGTCCGACTTCTTTTCCAGTATCAAGCGATCAAGCTTATCGTAACTATACTCAATTCCAGTTAAGTCGTCAAGTACCAGTTGTCTCCCTTCTTTAGATAGAGTAGAAAGGTCTGCATTTTCCAGCCAATACTTCATGTCAGACCAGCACTCAGCCCGCTTATTAGCGAATCCATCTTTGGCTGATCGGTGACTGCCTTTATGCTCCATCCAGCGGCGACCAAGCTGCCGCCCACGGTCAACGACACCAGCCCCAATGCCAACGGCATCGACAAATACTGCATCAGGATCATTCTTATCTTCAAGTTCAGCGGTTAGCTGCGCCACTTCCATCAGGTTTAGACCACGATACGCCTTCTGCCACATGAGCTTTAAGCCTTGGCGGAGAGTGATGACCGTTTCGTCGTCTCCTTCGCGCGCAACGTCTACGCCCATAACCTTGGAGGCGTGGCGATAGGTATCTTCCTTGATCTCGCGGTCGAGCGCTTCCTGTACGACTGGCGTCGGAATGAACTGCAAGGCAGCCTGCTTAGGCGGTAAGCCAAGCACGCGCACGCGCACGTAGTCGCTGTCGATGCCGTAGTCTTCGATCCACTGATCCATCAGCTTCTTATTGGCCTTCTTGGCGGTGCGTGAGTCTACCGAGAAGGTCGTCCAGCGATGTCGGTTCTTATGGAAGCATTCATAGAACTTACCCGACGAGCGGGTCATATTTCCAAACGCAAGGTGAATCGCGCCGCGAGTCGTCAGTGATCCGGTCGTAACTTCCCAGATGATATTCGGGATCGCCGAAGCTTCGTCGTATATCGTCATTACATACTTTTCGTGCAGCCCGGCGAACGCCTCAGAGTTGTGCTCCGACTGCGGGATAGCGGCGGCGTACTGCTTGTCGCGGCGGGGGATAAAGCGATAGCTGGTGGCTGTCCACTCGAAGTGATGTCCGTTAATCGCCAGCGTCTTCCACTTAGCCACCTCTCGCCAAGTCTTATCCGATAACTGGCTGCCCGTATTGGCAGTAACCACGACGTGAGCGTCCGGTCTGGTTGACAAATACCAGTGGATGATCCACGCCACCATCGCCGTCTTCCCCGGCCCGTGCCCTGACGCCACGGCGATCTGAATTACCTCGCGCAACCCTTGATCGCACTCACGGACTTCCCTGCCGAGATTCTCAAGGTACTCCGCCTGCCAATCGTCCGGCCCATCCTCCTCTTCGAGAATGGTTCCCGGCTTACGCCACGGATATACAGCCATAACAAACCCAAGCGGGTCATCATAGAACTTAAGCAGGTACTCCGTCAGTTGGAAGTCTTCTTCTGTGGCTTGGAATGCCATCTATCCCCTCTGTCTCAGTAACAGCGTCCCACCGCCATCAAGCCCATCGAGGTGTTTCTGCGTGCAATACCACTCAGAGATATCCTCTGCGATATCTCGTAGCAGGTCTTCTGGCTTGTGGAAGCCATGTTGCGGATCGTAACTTGCATCCATGCGCTCTCCGATGCTGTCGATAACGAACCACAGTTCTTCGCACGTTGCGCGGTAATAGTCCAGTTCGTCGCCCATATTAATTCCCCGTAAACCTTGTCGCGCCAGTTGAATGTCCGACCCAGACGCGGCCAGCGCTGTCCACTTGCACGCAGAACGTATTAAACTGCGGCAGATTATCGCTCGTATTGCCGGGGTACAGACGCTCCCACCAGTAGTACGGATAGGCGGCGCCAATCTTGTAGCCCGTGATGCCGCTATCAGTAGCGAACCACATGGTCGTGTCCCTTGCGCTGTAAACGATGTCGCGCACCAACCTACTGGACAGACTGTCAGACCAGTCCGTCCATGTGCTGTCACCATCGAACTGCACCACGCCGCCGCTGGAACCGAACCAGATACTGGAATCTTTTCCAGAGACGGCGATGGCGTAAACCTCGTTGTCTATCAGGCTTGAATTTATGGTAGTATAGTCTATCCAGTAGCCTCCAAGGATACGGCTTACCCCAAAATTGGTGGCAATCCAGACGCTGCCGGTACTGTCAACCGCGATGTCGTGAATCACTCGACCGATCAGGCCGCTATCGGAGTTGAATACTGTAGTTACAGAGTCGTCCCATATATAGACGAGGCTGTCGCACGCAAGCCATATCTGGGCGGCATCGGCGCTGTCGGCAAGCACCGTGGTCACGAGGCTGTCGGGGAGAGCGGCTAATATTTGACTGTCAGCCGAGAAGGTTGCGTTGACGTGGAGGGTTAGGCCAACGGGTGTGCCGAAATAGACGTCACCGTTTGCCAGCCCGGCGCCAGAGAGAATGTTATTGCGGCTCTTTTGCTGGTAACTGGAATCGCCATAGGCGTAGTGCTCTGAAGTTATATCACTATCCTGTCGATACGATCCCATCGACGTCCCCCACCAGATGCGCCCACTGGAGTCGGGGAATATTGTTCGCACCGGATTGGCAAGCACCGTATCCGGCGCCGACCCACCGAATGGTATGGCGGACACGGTGCGGGAATATACGATCAGATACCAAGTGTCCGGACTCATCCAACTGGCGTTTTCGCTATGGTCTTTCGTGGTATCGGGGGCCTCGCGCTTCATGTCGTTTCCGCCAACAAGAAGCGTATTGATAGTGTCGCCTGCCGACAGTAACAAACTGTCGCAGCCAGCGGAGCTAAAATTAATGGTTTCCCATGTATCGGCCTCTGTCGTCTCGAACGATTCCTGCTCGGTTATCCATGCCGGTGTATATACTGAGTCCGCCGCCTTCCATCCGTGGAAGTCGTTGTACTGCCCAAGATTGGTAGTATCTATCGTAGAGTACGTGCCGACAATCAGTCCGTATGTGGTGGTCGTATCTGTAAGCGTGGAGTCTCGCGCATATATCTTTTGCAGGCGCAGCTTGGCGCTATCGACCACCGTGATACCAGAGAGGGAGCCGAGCGGCCAACGCATAAGCTGACGATTGATGATGTATTTGCCGGACGCCGAATAAATGCCACCAATGAACTGGGTCGAAGACGTGCCGTAATAGCTGGTGGCATTTAGCGAATCGTGCTCGTAAAGATTATAGCGAGGAGAGGTTGAACCTTGCCCGACGGCGCGGGCATAATCAGATGAGTAAACAGTGTCAACGCTGGACGTGGCCGTGCTGCCAGCACCCAGCGTCGAGAAAGTTACCCACGCACTTTCAGTTATCTGCCCGACACACAGCGCAGGAACAAACAACGCGATTGCCAAAATCCTTTTCAGCATTCACCAACATCCTTGTTGGTTTAGGTGGGGCTAATTTACTTGTTCGGCACAGAGTAAATGGGCATCTCTTTCATCAACAACGTACGCGCCGTCACCGCTCTCACTAATATCGAAGCGCATCAATCCATCAGACCATACACGATAAATTGAAGGGCTTGTCGGCAACTCGGTGTTTGTTAAATCTTTCAATTCACCCTCCCTTTGGAGGAAATGAAAGTTTTCCATATATTACTATTCTCAGCTTTAAAACAATCCATAAACGCGCAATCGGAGTCACAACGCTGCCCCATAACGATAAACAGCGCGTCATCCACGGTCATTGCACCATTGGCGACATGCCAAATATCTTTCGGTATGTGGTCGCAACCATCGAAAATCCACAGTACATTTGGATTAAATACACCAGCGAACGCCTCTGGGTAGTCAGATGTCCATGCTATGGCCGAAGTGCGACTGGCGCGATTTCTTTTGAGCCAGTAGTATTGCTCATCGTGATCAAAAAATTCACCAAGACAACACAGGTCGTTCCAGTCCAGCAGTAACCGCCATAGCTCTTGATGTAACTGCTCTTGAGTGTTGGCAGTTAAGCCAACAAAAGCTTGCGGCCATGTAGCCATGCGCCACTGCGTCAACCACACGGCGAGCGTAGTCAGCCCGGAGCCGTGGTCGGCATCAATGGCAATATGCTTGCGACGCTCTTTACCGCTAACAACCTGTCCAACATATTCCAATACGCCCTGCTGGAAACGATTGGGGCCGCTCCAGTTTTCAAGCAAGGTGCCTTTCTTGCCCCACGGATACGCACTTAGCACCCATTTTAGCGGGTCTTGAAAATACGAGCAGAGGCGTTTAACCTTAGCCTTGGAAATATTCATAGCCGCCTCCAATCTACTATGTAACACATAAAAATCAATCTGTCAAGGGGTACTATATGCTACCTTGTGCTTCGCGCACTTCTTGGGCTACGTTCTTTACCTCCAGCCGAAGCCGTTCGAGGCCGCCGTTGTTCTCTATAACATAATCCCAATCCATCCGTCCGTCAAGTTCCGTCTCGCTCGTATCGTCGATGCTCGGCCAACCGCGCTCAGTACGAACCTCCTCATTAGCTTCGATGCGTACCGCCATAAAACCTTGCTTCCGCAGGAGGTTTAGCTCATTTTCAAATCTGCAATCAGAAACGATAGCTCCCTGACCCAACGGCAACTGCTTTATCCAGTAATCAGGGTCTTGCTCGCGCCGCATTTTCCCAAGCTCGATCAAGCCGGGACGACACGTAGGGTCTTCAACCTTCAGCTTATTGACCTCGGTTATGATGTTCGAGTATTCACCCATCGCAAAACGCTGCGCCCGGTTCACCTTAAACCACTCCACCTTCAAAGCTCCGGCAATCGCCTCCTCATGCCAAGGCTCGCCGAGTTCTTCTACCAGCATCTTGCATACGATTGACTTGCCAGATGCCGCTTTCCCGGACAGAAGAACACCTTGTGGCTCCATGTAATACTCGCCGTGGAGAGGGCACTTATAGTGCATGGTGCAATATTCCTCAGGCTCGTCACCCGGAAAATCTGGCATGCCATGCACTTCCAGCTTCTTTCCGCACCAGCAGGTTGGCGTCATTGCGGCCCGTTGCGTGTCTTCAAAATCGTTCACCTTGTAGTCGCCAGCCATGTATTTTGCCTCAACACGCACATATCCAGACCTGTGAATTGCATCGGCAGCACTGCAAAAGCCTTGGGTGTCTGCGTAATCGGCTTCTGTCTCCGCCCACTCGAAAAACTCCTCCAGCGTCTCGAATGCAATGACGTCAGGCCGCATATCGAACAGGTTTACAATATCTCCTACAATGATCCGCTGCTTATTCGCGCCCATCAGGTTCAGGCCACGGACGATACCAAACTCCGCTATAGCCCCGCCGCGAACGTTTGGCATACTCTTCTGCTGGAAGTGGACGACGGCATCCGACTCCATGATATCTTCTTCATCTTCATCGGCGTAACGGTTCAGCAGGTAGTCATCAACATCCCCTATCTGGACATTGAGAGCCTCCTCTTCATCCAGCCATCGGCTTGTGACCTCGTGGCCCATGTCCTCCAGCCTGTCGCGCACCAGCCGCAGGTAGTATTTCAGGCCGTAAGATGCAGCAAGATATATCTTCACTGGGTCTCCTTTGCAGTTAAGAATGCACGGCTGGCTGTCCACCCTCTGGGACAACCTCGAACGACTCGTGCTCCATTACAATCCTACAGCACATGAAATCCTCTGGCAACTCTCGTACCTTAATGATCTTAGCTCCAGACGGAATGAGCGGGAGGAGCCGAAGCAGCGATTCTAATAGCTCGTAGGTTATTATGATCTCTCGTGCTCGAACTCCATTCATCATTCCTCCCCGTTAAGACTTAGCCTGCGCCATTGCCATGTAGTCGTCAATCTGGAACAAGTCCGGGTGCTGGATGTAGTACCCCAACTTCTTATTCTTAATCCAGCCAAACGCTGGAACCCACTCAGGGTGCGTCGTTTCACGCATATTCTTATAGAACACGAGGTCACTGTCTACAAGTCCACCAAGTTGGATGCAGATATAATCGCCAGATGTATCGAATCCAAGAGCGGAGGTATGGGCGTGTGTTCCTATGATGTGCTTGTGGTACTTGTGCGCAAACGCCTTCTCCACGGTGGGCGGGTTACGCGAGTAGTTGGACGGATGAAGTCCGATATACTTGCCCTCAAACTCGCACTTAGCATGGTTAGAAACCTCCACCTTGTCAGACTCAAAGAACCGCTTGTACTGGTGCCACGGCGTGTCAGAAACGTCAATACCGAGGATCGCCTGATATGCCGAGTATTCCGTAGCCTTCAGACTTGTCTCAAGTATATGCTTGATCTTTTTCAGCGTCTTTATAGCTCTTTCGTCATGATTCCCACGAATAAAAACAATGCGATCAAACTGCTTCTCGAACTCCTTAAAATAGTCGCGGGCAATATGCAACTCCTCCATTAGCGTATACTGCTCTCCACCGAAGTCGAACTTCGCCACAGACTCAAAATCAATCAGGTCGCCCAAGATTACAAGCTGCTTGATATTAAGAAGTCTCGCCACTCGAAGAGCCTTCTCCAGTAACCCGATATCCACGAACGGAAGATGGATGTCATTTAGGATCAACGTATCACCATATATCTGCGGGTGGTCAGTCCACGGCTTAGGGGCGCACTTATCAAAAATGGCGCGATACTCCTTGTAATCCTCATCGCGTTCAACCTCCGCAACCTTATTGCGGTAACGCCGAAGCGTATCTTCCTTGAGGGCGAAATGGGACAAGGCGGCCTCATCGCCATGTTGGTCGGCATATTGCACACGCAACTTAATCTCTTCCATTCTGGCGGAACTGTTCTTCCCGGCCATCTGGCCTCCCTTAGTTGTTTACGAATGGCCCGTTATCGAACTCCAAATCAATCAACCATACACGCTTGAGATCGCCATCCGTCTCGTCGATTTGGAATGGCGGATAGTACCTTGTTGTCAACATTTCAAGCAGGAATCCATAACCAGTGAACCACCTTATTGCCATCTGGCCTCCTAAAAGTTTGGGTCGCGCCCAACAACGCGCCGATACATTTCTCGCTCGGCCTCTTGGATACCCTCTTTCGTGCCGTCGTTTGGAATTTCAAAGCCACATGGATAAATGACATGCGTATATTTCTTGCCATCTTTCCCGATAAACGTGTCCTTCTCGATTGGGCTGAGACGAGATTTGAAGTCGCATGGAATCATCTTGCGGTTGCCGGGTATCCAGATAGGCAACCAGCGCACGCGCTTAGACATAACCATATATGGGAGTGAATCACTAACGATAAAAGCAGCGCAATAGTTGGTGTGCGTTACAGAATCATATTCCATCATACTCCATCCTTACCTTATCTCCGCTTTTTGACAAGGCACCGGGAACACGGTTCGCGGTGCTCCCACATTCCAGTATTCAGCAGCCAGCGCAACCGCTGCATCTCCGGCCCGTGCCACATGTCCTGTAGTGATTTATCTCGAATGTTGCCAAGAGACGGCAACTCACCGTGGAAACAACACGGCGTTCCCGACCCATCAGCGTTTATCATCATGTGCTTGAACGGCCTCTCGCATGGCAGCTTTCCAGGCGCAGGTACCGTCTCGACATTCACCGTCGGCATGAGGGCTTCCGTTCCCGGCGGCGGATCGAAGAACTGAACGCGCAGGCTGTCGGCCACATCCTTCCATGTATCGAACCACGGCTTCACTTCATCCTGATTCAAGGTGATTGGAACGAACGACATTCTGACGACCGGAAAGACGTATCCGCCTTTCTCCCGTAGTTCAAAGAAATTTAAGATGTTCTTCCGTACCGCATCGTAATCAGCCCCCCACCCTGATCTTTTCGTATGTCTCCTTTGTCGCCGCGTCAAAGCTGATCCACAACCGCAACAGGCCACTGTCGAGCAGCCTTTTGGACATCTCCTCGTCCAGCAGCGTCGCGTTGGTCGTCAACATCACGTCTACCACGCAGTCCAGCGCGCTGGCCTTTTCCACGAATTTTATTATCCTGCTATCCAGCAGCGGCTCGTTCGTAAAACACAGCGACACAGAAGGAACCCGCATTTCATCAACGTATCCAAGTATGCGGCTGAACGTTTCTTCGCTCATCTCCGCGAACGGACGATGCCCCAGCGAGTGAATGCACATCTGGCACCGCAGATTACAATCAGAGCGGGTCTCAATCTGTAGGCACAGTAAATCCCCGTCCGCCCTCTCCCACCGCCTGCGGTAGTCGAGATAAGCCTCTGGATTGTGATGATGCTTGGCGATATACTTGTCCAAATCCCCGCGCCTGCAATAGTGCATTATTCCCCCAATATCTCTTCGTAGGTTTTATTATAGCCATACAGCTTACCTGTGGTTAACTGGAATAACTTCGTGTATTCCCCGTGCGCGGCGACTTCCATACCACGACCTCTCGCCACGCCAATCCAGTATTCCGACGAAGGACGCTGTATCAGGTACTCCGACTCGTGGGCGAAGTTTATCCCGTAGAGGTCTAACTTTTCAACGCCGATATAAATCGCATAGGCGAGCATGTAGTCCACCGTGCTGTTAAAATAGGCCATGCCTACCTCGTCAACCACTTCCTCCAGCGGGTAATGCCTTATCCATTCTTGGGCTGGCGCGTAATCATCGTCATCTCCGTCCGAGATCATCAACGGAATCTTCCGGTCAAATGACGCTTGGCATATCAGGTGGAAGATGGCGTTCTTCTGTACTGAATAGTTCCTGAAAAACTCCCTCGTATCCATCGTGAACGACATGTCTACCGGACGCCAGAATATTATGTCGTTGATGCCCCATGTCTCGTACTCTTTAGACAGCGGAGGGGCAGCTTGCCACCCAAACCCCTTGCCGATGATGATTATGTGCTTCATCCTATTGTGTCCTTCCACTGGTCTTGGCAGTCGTCAGACCGATTGCCGCTCGGCCATACTATCTCGACAAGGGCCGTCAGCGTAAACAGAACCACGTAGCCCACTGTTAAGGCTCCGTAAAGCAGCTTGTGGTCAGGAGTCTTTGTCATTGCCTTCCTCCTCTAACAGGTCATCGATGCTGTACCGGCCATACCAGTCGTCCGAGTCCTCGTTAATGGCGGCATCCAACTCTGGGTCGGCCTCGAAAAAGACTTCGTCATCTTCATCGTAGTTGGCTTGGTCGGTCATTTTAGCGTCCTCATTTTCTTGATAGCGGACTTTGGGATTGTCACCATGCCACACGCCTGCTCTTGGCCTTCGTCGGCCACATACGACACGGCGACAGTAACCGTCTTACGATCTTCCGCCACAAGGAATCCAACGGTATCAACATTCACAATATCAACAACAAGTTCATCCATGCGTTGCCAGCCGCGCGGAGCAGCGGAATCGTCCCACTTCACCCGCACAATCTTAGGTCTCCTCATCCCTGATCGTCCTCCATGCGCACAGATATGCTATACAAGCATTGCCCCATCTTCTTGCAGTGCATCTCCAGCGGAACATCTGGCGGGGGCAACGCGAGCAAGTCTGCTATGTCGCGCAGTTGTTCGGGGATGGTTCTCGGATCGTCCATTTCATTTCCCTCCAGAGGCATTTTTGACCTCTTCGAGAATTATTACGCTATCCAGTTATGCTTGTTCGGAGCTATGATCTTAGCCAGCAGGAGCATCATGTCCGGGTTATTCAGCCACGACTTCCTTGCTGCCGGAGAAGCGTGATGGCGCTTAACCCAAGCCTTGCAGGTTTTGTAAGCTCTCCACGACATTCCCTTAATCGGCGAAGTCCGTATGTAAGTATAGCGCGGGCTGCGAGTTGATAAGCGGATGTAGGGCATTCTATTCTCCTTTAGCGACAATATAACACAATAATTTCAGAGTGCAAGATATTTGCAATCTTATCGCATCCTCCTTACCTGTAGATCGCAATCATACTTGGAAATGTCGCTCTGCCAGTAAAATCTCCGTTGCGCCCAAAGATGAGCCTCCCACGCAAGAAGCGCACCTCTGCTTTGCCGTAAATATAATCATGAAACCACTTTGTGTCTGTTCGGGATGGAAGCAAACATACCACGAGTGCTCCAAGCAAGGACTCTCGATACGCCTTTTCTATCCACGCTCCGATTTGGCGACCATAAGGCGGATTCATAAAGCACCGTTCACCTGCCCACGATTGCGCCAATCCGTCTTCGCTTTGAGTAAAATAGTGAGGGCACTTAGCTGTGCTCATTTCGGCGCACACATCAAGGGTGAAGTTAAACTCTGCGTTGAGTTCATCGAACAGGTTTTGCGGTGTTTCCCAATCCTGACGGGCGGATGTAAATAAATTCACACTAACCACTATCGCATCCTCCTAATCGGCTTAATTTGCCCGGCGGAGTCGATAACGACAAGCTGCAAGTTCAGCCGCTCAAGGGCAGCCAATGTATTCATCAGCGCGTCCTTCTGCTCTGTAAGACGTTGTAGTTGAACATCTTGCCGAAGGCTGTCGATTGCCATGCGATTCAGGTCGGCTTCGGTGTAGTCATCGAGGATAAAGACTCCAGCAAGCATCCAGATAAAGAGCGCACAGAAGATGGTCAGCGACAGGCCCACCTTGACGGCAGCGTTCCATCGCAGCCACCAGACCTCGCATCGCTCGTGCCAGCAGAGTTGTGTCATTGCTCCTCCTCGCCGGGCATTAACCTCTTGAACTCGGCAGTATCAGCATCGGATAAAATATCAACATCGGCGGCATGATAAAACATATCATCCATATAGATGTCGCCGGGGACATAGGTTTGATACGTAAAAGCATGCATCCCATTATCCTTGTCGTATTTCCTCGTCAGCCGATAAATCTCCTTCCTGCTGATCGCGCCATCCTTGCGTACATAGACAGTCTCGCGTGGCAAAAACTCCCACGGAGAGGGTTGCCTTTCCAGTGTCACTATTCGCCTTTTTACCCATTCCAGTTCCTGCTCAAGCCGCTTGATCCTGTCGCGTAATTTGCTGAACATCATTGCTCCTCCCCAAGTAGCCGCTCGATACGGGATTGCAGTTCGTTCCACCTCTTGACTGTAACGTCCCCAAGGTTGCAATCCCAAGAAAACTCATGGATGTACATCTCATCCCCAAGCCAGTCTTCGACTATTTCAACAATCTTATCCGCAACCCCCTTGTCCCTATTCGCCTTCTCAATCGCTTCGAGGTTCACAGTTGCCTCCCATTCTACGCTACCGTTATCGGCCATTGTCCCCATTTCCTCGCGCCCACACTTCAGGCACTTGCGACCAGCCATGCGAAGGCTCGTAAGTGCGGACATGTCGTATTTCCAGTCATGTTCACAACCACTCATTTCACCCTCCAAAAGTCATCCCATTTACGCCATGCGTCGTCAATGTTATTGTATACCGGATAACCATGCTTGCCAATAATTGCCGAGTTAAACTCAACGCCCTGAACAATGAATCTGGCGTAGATAGTTTTAGTCCCATCCGCGTCAACCATTTGAGGAGGCTCGCCCCAGATGAGTGCTAAAATTTGGCCCGCTTTCTTTTCGCACGCAACCACCTCATGGGAAACCGTTCCTATCCAAGCGCGAGCAAAAGCACGGTACTGCATCACGACACGTTCCTTATCACCCTCCGGGACAAAACATAGTGACCATAGCGGCACATCGATCTTGTCTTTTGCCATCGCAGCAAAGCCAACGACGTAATTCAACGTCTTGTACATTTGCGCGGCGAACTCCTCATTCGTTGGTGGCTGCCAGTCGTGTTCGCAAGTGCTCATTTCACCCTCTCCTTCGCCATCTTGGCGATCATAATCATAGCCTCTTCCAATGACGGCTCCTGCGCCTGAAACTCGCAAGGCTCGCCCCGGAGCTTGGCGATAAAGCGGACGTTGACAGCCTTGCCCTGCTGCCAGATTTCAAGTCTGCCGACCTTGGCAAGCTGAGCCTGAGTCTTGAGTGCGGCTTCCGCTGGGGATATGGTCATTTTCTCTCCTCGATTGCGAAAATTATTCCAATCCCAAGACAATAAAGCATAACTCCCCCCGCCAAGGCCGTCGTTCCCCAAGGCCCGTCTGGACAGACGAGGGTAAATATCAAAAGGCAGACAGCGGCACAGATGATTGATATCATTTTGCCTCCAGCAGCGCTTCGATGGCGCACACGCAGAGGCAAGCTAAGAAGGAGAAATATACAACTTCCATACTGCTATGGGGTATAGAAGTTGCAAACGCAATAATACCAAGGGCATAGAGCGTAGTAGCAATGACTCTCATCAGTATGTTCATTTTGCCTCCTTGATAAATAGTCTCAATTGCTCGGCTATGCGTAGGGCTTCTTTGTGTCCAAAAACAACAGAGTCCCACCCATTGCTGCCGACGCGCAATTCAAACACATTATCACACAAGTCTATTTCCACGAACTCGCGGCCTCCAAGGCAAATCTTCTTAGGCATTGTTTTCCTCCTTGTCATATACCATGCGCTCGATAAATATAAGCAGATCGTAATCATCTACGTCATACAGGTCTGTTCCATACATCTCACAGGCGTTAATCAAAAGCTGCCCAAGCCGCAGGTCTGGGCTGCACCTCCAAACGAAGGACAGCCTCCTCAGCAGTGAGTTAATCCTCTCAGTGTCGCGCATCACGCCTCCAGCGCCGCGAGTATGAGGGCGCGCAATTCCCATTGCTCATACTTATTAAGCGCGCCCGACTTGCGACAAAGATTCCTTATGCGGCCACGCCGCTGCAGATTTGGTATTTTTATTTCGTCCAGCTTTGCGTACAACTCAGTGTGCACGGTTCGGTGGGTAGGAAAGTCGGTTATGTAACATCTATCTCCGATATGTCCACATGAGCATAACTCGTGGTGCGCGTCGTACCTGTACGGCTTGTCGCAGTATGGGCACCAAAACCAACCGATTTCCCTAACTCCAAATTCCTTCCAGTAATCCATCACGCCTCCACCGGATAAATTTGCTTGTCACCCTCGAACAACTTAACTTCCTTGTCTTGCTCGGAAGCGATTATATCAAGACAGCAAACGATCTCTTCCAAGTCGGCATCCATGATAAGGCTGCGGAGTATCTCGTCGAACGACAGGTCTTGCATCATATCCACGACAAGACTGCGCAACCAGTCGTATGCCTGCAACCCTTCAACAACACCATCGGAGACATCGTTGGCAACCATGAAGTCAAAGCCCTGCGACCACTTCCCCGGTCTACTCATCATTCCTCCCGTTTTGAAAGTTATCCCTAAGCTTGAGGGCTTCGCGATACGTCGTCTTCCCTGCGAAACGGGGCCAGTAGAAAAAGCGATCCCCTTGGATTGTATCGAATATCTTTCTCTGCCACGGTTCAGGTGGCGGATATCCGTTCAACCTGCAAAACTCATCAAGAGCCTTGCTTATCTCACTCATCCTCATCCTCCCCCATGCAGCATTCAATAGCTCCGAACAGGCGCTCGAAAGCTACGCCAGTCATAAAGTCGATAGGGCTTTCAAACAGGCCGGACGCAGCCTGATAAGCCTCAAGGTAATGCTCGCTTTCCTCCGGCGGAAAGAACTCATCGTAGAGTTCAAGTATCTGGATTGCTGCGGGACAGGGCTGCTTAGACAGCAGGACTCCTATTCTGTCTCGGATGGCAGTGCGAATTTCTTTTCCGGTCAATTCTGGCATTGAGCCTCCTCCAGTTCATCGGTTAACTCCTCGATATCGAATATCGCTCCAATTATACCTTGCAACCGATGCGCGGCCTCTGGATTTTCCCAAGATACCAGCCGCACCTCGGCACACCCTATGCGATAACGGTAGCCGCCAGACACGCATATCTTCACGTCCTTGAATGTACCATAAGCGAGCAGGAATTTCAAGTTGTGCTCGATGGTGTACAGCGATCTCCCGGCAAGAATAATGTTGCGACAGTCCTTGATTGCGGTTTTAAATTCTTTTAAACTGTAGCCATGTACCAAGATAGGGTTTTGTGAAACCCAATCCCAAAACTTATACTTGTTTGTCATTGAGCCTCCTTGCCGCCCATAAGGTTGTCGCGTGCGTGCGCCAATATGCGCAGCCAATGCAGCTTGGTATCTTGCGATATGTACGTGCCACCCTGAAAGTGTTCGTTGATTTCTACCATGACCTCTTGAATGTCATGGATAACATCATCATAGAGCATCATTCCTCCTTTGGTTGAAGTTAACAATAATATAAGCAGGAATTGAGTCGAAGGCAAGAAAAAAATGCAGTATCATATCGGTGATGTCAACGGAATGATCGTATCATTTTGCTGGCGTCAGCAAAATGATAAAAAAGGGCCGGGAAGTTAATCCCGACCCTTCAGGGGGAATGAAGCAACGACAGGGTGTGGCAATGGAGGCCTTGGCAGGAATCGAACCTGCACACAAGCGCTTTGCAGGCGCAGTCTCTGTTCCATCGAGTACAAGGCCAATGAAGTATAATACACAATGGGAAGAAATGCAAGAGCTATTACCACCAAGTCCTGTCAACCACCTGTAACCGTCTGTCGAGCCATTGCTCCAATGCCGCCGGGTCTGCCTTCGCCTTACTAATTAAAAGTCTGGCACGAAAGAACTTGGCACCGGGTTCGTATTCGTTAATTTGAAGGTTGTCCCGCCAGTAAATCGTCATGTCTGGAGACCTTTCGATATCTGGCGGGTAGCCCTCCAGCTTACGCATCGACTCGATATAAATCAGGCCATCCACAAGTTGCTCAAACATCCTCCGCGTAGTATCCTGGTCAATGTGCCGCCGGGCATAAACAACAAACGGCTCCATTGTTACCGAGAGAAAGGCCTTGCCGGGCGTACCAACCTTGCCAACGCGCTCTTCAGCCCATAATTGCAAGGAAGAGAGGAAGTCGGCATCGGATTGCAAGCCCGTTCCATGCGAACTCGCCATCAGCCCAGCCGGAACGACGGCGGCTGAGGCCCCAACCAGCTTAAAGAAATCTTTCCGTTGCATA